TTTGTTAATTGTGTCTTCTTTGATAACTTTAAGGTGTTTCAACCCGATGTTACCTACAAGACCTGATTCTAATAATGCTCCCATTTTATTTTTTTTAATTTGAGTTTATTTATTGTTTATTTATTTAATTTTTGTCATCAAATCTCTCATTCTCATGAATTGAGGATTTTCATACGTTTTACTTTCAATCAAATTAGCGGCAGAACCGTTAGCTGGTGTTCTGTTAACTTTTGTCTGTACAGACTCAGTAACCACCTCACTTGATTTACCATCTATTTCATTTTTGATTGATTTGTAAAGATTTTTAGATTCCTTGATAGATTCAACTCCGTCGAATCTTCTTAGTATATTTATCTTTTCTTGTTTTGTTGTTGAATGTTCAGTGAATAATCTAGTAGCGTAAGCCAAATTTGAATTAAATACTGCAACTTCATTTAATTTAGTTCTAAAGAAATTTAAAGCTTTTTTGTATTCTTCATTTTTCTCTTGTAATAAATTCAATTCGTTATTTACAGATTCTTTTCTTAATTGACTTGGTGCAGCAACTCTATCTCTTTCAGCTCTACGTTTGTACGTCATAGTTCTTGACGCTTCAGTAGTTTCAGGTTCCATCATTCCTTCAGTAGTTTCAATATCAACCATATCAACATCTTCTTCCATGTCCCATCCTTCGAATGTTTCTTCCATTTCAGTTTCAGTTACTCCATGTTTAATTTTACCATAATTGAATTTAGGACCTTTACCTTTCTTTTCAGATTTTGTTCCGTCAGCCATATCTTCTTTAAACCCTTTGTTGTTTACAGTAGATTTAGCAAAACCGTTACCAACTTTACCCATTCCAATTCCAATTGCTTTAAATGCTTCTACGACTGATTCTAATTCTTGTTGGTCAATTTCATAAACTTGTTCAGTTTCTTCACCACCAAAATTATCAACTTCGATAGAGTCTAAATCAAAAAAGTCTGAATCTTCTTCCAATTCATAATCTTTATAATGTCCGTCTACATCTCCAATTTTGTGACCGTCATGTCTTTTATAGTCATGCTCATCTCCACCCCATTCTTCGTTGTTTTCGTAACCCTCTTCGATTTCTTCATCTACATTCATCTCCAATTCGTAAATAACACCTTCTTCTAAGTCTGCCATTGGTTCTTCCATGTTATCGTCAACGCCATTCATTTGGATAAGATATTCTTCATCGTTTTCAGTATCAGATAAGTGGATATAATCATCCTCTTTTTTTACAATGATACCGTCTTCGTCACCCATAGCTTTGAAAACTTTCAAAATTTCTTCTGGGCTTGCGGATGTCATATCCAATGGAGGCATCTCCATTTCATTATCACCATCGAACTCAAAGTCATCCATTTCAACTTCGTTGTCATCAACGTCGTCAACAGATACTTCAGCCTCTGGCTCTTCTTCACCTTCAAAATCACCCATTTCATCTTCTACGCCAACTTCCTCAGGATTTTCATCCTCAGGTGCGTCTTGTTCAAAAAGTGTTTTTTTAGATTGTTTCGAACCCACAATAGATTCTTTTATTAATTCACTGATTTCTTCCTTCATCGTCGAAGCAAGTATTCCTTTTGCATTTTCACTAATAGCGTTTTCAACGGCTTTAATTTGTAATAAAGCGTTTTCAACTATTGATCCTGTTTTTTCTATACTCATTTGTTTTGTAAAAAGCAATGCGTTATGCGTTTATTTTACAGATAAATATATACGTTTTTAAAAAAAATCCTTTTTTGGGACAATTAACAGAAAAAAACTTGTATAAATAAAAAAAGGGACACCTTTGGTATCCCTTTTTATTAGTATGTTATGTAATTACTCAATAACCTCATCAATCTTACTTTCAACGATTGCAGTGATTCTCCAATCCATTGTGTAACTTTCATACACTTTAGTAACTTTAGCTTCGACATCGGTTGGTGAAAACCCTCTTACTAATTTTTCTTCTTTAATTTTTTTAATTTTTCCTGTGTTCTCGTCAGCCATATCAGTAGTGATTTTAGCTATAAAATATTTTTCATCCATAATTTAAAGTTTTTATTTTAAATAATCGGATAATCTTTTCATTAAGTCAACTGATTTTTCCAATCCACCACCATTAAAAGTGTTTGTGTCATGTTCTGCCAATTTTTCTTCGTACTTAGGTCTGTCCTCTTTATTTAAATAAAGATACGCACCAGGGGTGGATGGGGAAGAAACCAAATCAAAACAAATTAATTCAAAATCTTCTTGTACTTCATTTTGTTCTCCTCTTTTAACTAAGGAACCAACACCTCTAGATGATACACCCATAGTAACACCTTGTCTCATTAGATTAGCAGCAACATCACCTTTAGATGAAACCACACCTCTCTCATGGAAACCTGGTGTAGTTAACAATTTAATCTTACCCATTAAAACGTTACCTTCCCACCATATATCAGTAATTAAATGTGAAACCCTATCTAAATCTATCAGAGATGATTCAGGGTGATTTAATTCTGAAATAGCCATACCACGATTAATAACTTCTTTGTATTTGTCGGCTTCTCTTTTTAATATTTTTTCAGGATATACTCGTCCGTTTCTATTTGGTACCCCATATTTTTGTAAAGTAGCATAAAACACAAACGGTTTAGAGTGTTCTAATTGACCATATGATTCTTTTATCACGTCGGTGTTTCTCATATCGTTTGGGTTAATATACCCAGCATCCCATTCTACTAAAATGCCCTTACCACTATCACTTGGTCCTAATATTCTCATAATTGTTTTTTAGAATAAATATTAGCAACTTATCGTTTCTTTAACTTTTGTTTTACTTAGCGTGAAAAACTTAGAATTTTTTAAGTCGTCAAGATATATGGATTTTAAAATGTTTTTAATTTTTTCTCTTAAAATTAGTGATTTAAAATTGAGATTTTGATTATGAACAAATAAGGTTATTTCTAAATTCATAAAACTTTTTTTGTTCTTTTGAATCCCACTTGTTCGTAAATCTAAATCGACTATTTGTTTTTTCTCAAAAGAGGTATGGTCGGACACCTCTAAAAGAGTGTGTTGTATTTGTCTTTTTATATGTCCTGTAATTTTATTCCAATTATCAAAGTCATCTAAAGGTTCGACCCATGTTTGTAATACTATGTATATTGATTTTAAATTTTTAGAGTCGACTGTACCGTAGTGACATTTTGCATCATCAAAAATGTTTAATTTTGATGTTTTTCCTTTTTTCATTTTTCATTCCTTAAAAGTTTATTCGTTTACCAAAGTATAGTTAAAAATAAACTTGTTGTCAAAATTTAAAAAATTCCTTATATTTATATGTAAAAAAAGAAAAAATTATGATTATAGTCCCAGTTAAAAATCCAAGTTCGATTGAGCAAGCACTCAAACAATATAAATTTAAAATTTATAAAACAAAACAACTTGAGAAATTAAGGGACCGACAAGAATTTACAAAAAATTCAGTTAAAAAAAGGGAACAACATAAAAAGGCGGTTTACCTACAAAAAAAGAAATCAGAATTATAATCCACCATTTAATTTTCTCAACTTATATAAGTTATAATGGTCAATTTTTGCATTATTAACTTTATTAATCGTATTTTCAATAGCCAAAGATAATTCTTTATCTGTAGATTCGTTAAGATTTGTTTTTAAGTTGTTTAAGATACTTTCCTTCAAAGACTCAATTTCAGTTTTAACATCTTCAATATTAATTGATAGTAATGACGTTAATTCTTTTCTGTCAGACTCATCTAAGGATTCGATATTTTTAGTTATAGAATCATTAGCAGCTCGAACCACTGATGATAACGGTAAATTAAAATTAGCAACTTCTGTTTTAACTTCTTCACTGATTAAGGTATTTTTAATATTTTTTTTAGATTCTAATACAACTTCTAAATTTCTAATAGAACGATTATAAATAGTTGTATCAATATCAGAATAGTCGTTCTTATGTTCCATAACTACAGAATCAATCCAATTACTTACTCGACCTAAAGAGTTTTGATTACTCTCGATTAACACTTGGCTGTATTCTACAGATTCATTTAAATAGTCATCGGCGATTGATTTATCTAAACCTTTTTTAGATGATAAATCATCGTATATATAATAAAGTTCCGCAACGTCCTTGTTTTCTAAAACCATAGATTTAAATTGTTTCATAAATGATTTAAATTCTGGTTTTCCATAAAGGTTTACCGTAGCATATTCTATTTTTGTTTTAATTGTACCAAAAGTATTCATAGTGTTTTATATTATAAATATTACTTATCTAATAAAGATTTCAACTTATCGTCTATTTCAACCAAAGAGTTACTACCTTTAGAAAAATCTAACGTATCAGAAGAGTTAAACAACCTATCCTCAACTAAAAGGTCTAATCCTTTAATATTAAAGTTTTCAGGTGTTACTCCACCCCCTTCAGGTGCCGGTGGTGGTGTTTCCGCCCCTCCACCCATTGGTGCTTCTCCACCTGGTGGTGGACCCATTGACTCTCCACCCATCGGTGCTTCACCACCTGCATCTCCACCTTCAGCTGCCGGTTCGCCTTCTTTTTTACCGTACAACAGGTCAATATTATCAAATAAACCTGTTTTAGTAATAACTTCAGCAGTTTTAGCTAATTCGGCAGAAACGGCTCTTTCTACTCTTTGTTGTTGAATGTCTAATCTAATCTCTTCATCAGAAAACCCTAATATGTGTTTCTTAGCCCAAGAAGCGGATACAGGTGCAACACTATTAGCTATCTCAGCAACAGCATCTTTATAAAGTAAAATCTTTTCTTTCCAAAGTTCAATAGAAAGTAATTCTGATTGTTTGGAAGGATTGTGTAAACCTAATGTAAAGTTTGTTAATTCGTCTTCAAAACCTAAAAGGAATAAATGAACGATTGCTATTTTATTAAGTTCCGCAATCATAGATTTTTGAATTCTATTGATTGTTCGAGCAAAACGAATATCTAATAAAGACAAATTTTTACCATCACCCACAGCCTCTTCAAATCCCAAATATGCTTTAGGTATTCTTAATGCCGTTACCAATTTCTTTTGGATATATTCAATATCGGCAATTTCGGCCAAGTTTGTCCCACCCGGTAATGTTTCTATTGGGTTTGTTGCTGCCGCGTCTCTAACAGGGATAAAGTAATCTTGGTCTACCGCCATTTGATTATATCTCATATCAACATTACCTGTTGATGGATCGGCAATTTGGTCTCTTTTAAATTTATTAGCAACTCTTTGTACGTATGGGTCAACATCCTTGTCATCCATGTTACCAACAAATACTTTAAATACTCTTCTTTCAGGTGCTCTTGATACTCGATATATTAACATCGCATCTTCAGATAGTAAAAGTTGTTTCCATATACGACGTGCTTTCTCTAACATGGATGTACCGTAAGGTAGTTTTCTATCGTCCCCTAATATTCTAAAGTGAGCAATCTCCCATGTGTTAAATTCCATGTTTTTTTCTTTCCATGTGAACTTCAACGCATCGTTTTCCATTTCTTGTGAATACTTGTCAGGTTGGAATCTCATTCCTTTTTCTAAACGTTCTATTTGAATGTTAGGTAACTGTTGACAACCTACGATACCTTTTTCAGGGTCTAACTTTAAGTAAACAAAATTATCACCAAATTTACATGTGTTTCTTGTCCACATAGGTAAATTAGTATTGATGTCTAACTTATTAACAAATAAATCAATTAAAACAGATTTTATCCTTTTTGATTCAGAATAAACTTTTAATATTAAACCGTCTTGGTCAGGTGTCGTGGATTCTTCAGAATAAATGTCTAATGCTGCCGATATTTCAGGAGTGTACTCCATAGATTCATAATCATAATATGAAGCCATTCTCGTTGGTTCATAATAAACCGCCTGTTGGTATAGGTTACTCTCAACCTTTTGCCATTGTTTACCAATGTACATTGTTTGTTGAGCTTGTAATTTTTCTTTTTCAAATTCAGACTTATCTGTTGTTTTTAGAAGTTCTTTCTTATCAAATTTGAAAACCGGCGATTGTTGGTCTAATGTGGCATTTGGCCCAAAAGTCCTACTCAATCTTTGCCATACGGTTAGTTTTTGTTCTGACATGTGTTTTTATTTTAAAAATAATATGGTAAGCATTAAATTAAACCCTTTTACCACTGAATAACCATAAATACTTTTGATAATCGCTTTTGGATACTGTATTTGGTTGATTACCATAACCATAATTTGGAGTAACAGGTAAACTTGGGTTAAAATTAGAATATGAATTTTGGTTTTCGTTTGATTGTACTGACCATGATTCTAACATGGCTTTTGTTTGTTCTGTTGCTTTTTCTAATTGTGCAAATGACGTTTCACCAACAAATATAGCCATAGCAAATGCCATTATTAAGTCATCGTGTTGACCTTTTTGGTGGTCAGGTCTACCATTGACATAAACAAAAGTGTTTAGTTCGTTAAATAACCTTTGGGACCTTAATGCAAAATCAAATCTTAATGCTTCCTCAAAGGCTTGAATAATTAAAACTCGTTTAGAATTGAAATTAATTCCCGGTATTTTATCTTGGGATTTTGGATCCCATTTCCATTTATCCGCAGGATTAACCCCATCTATGTATAAATTTTTATATCCTAATTCTTGTAATTTTCTAGATGTTGACACACCCATACCCCCGGTAATATCGGTAACTATAAATGCATTATACATCGTGGCCCACTTATATGCGATTTCAGCCAAAACGTCAGGAGGGACTTTTCCGATATACTCTAAAACTTGTTCTCTACCATCAAAATCAATAATTGACATTGTACTGAAATCCTCACTATCTCCTCTTGAAACGTCAACACCCATAATATAACGGTGACCCTGCACAGGTTCTTTCCATTGCCAAACGGCGCCACCCATAAATTTATTCTCAGGTTCCCTTATGTGATTCTCTTTAATTTTTTTCATAGTTTCAGCGGGAATAACACTATCCCCCGAACCTAAAAAGTTACATTCAAGCTCTTGTGATATTTTTCTTTTATCAAACTTTAACTTTTTGGCCATTGCCTCAAACCAAGTACTATAAGGTTTATATCCCTCATGTTCTACTTTCTTTTTAATGTCCTCAAAGTCCCTATCACTTACTTTGATATCTGAATAATCTATTGTAATTTCATCATCTTTATAATCCCCTCGATTTAACATGTAGTGAACGATATCGTTACATTTAATAAGTTTTAAATCTTTAGAGTAACGAGGGTCACGGAACCAATACATTTCAGTAATTTTAAAGTCATTCATTCCTTTAACCGCCTGACTATATATTGAATAGTAAATTGGGTCAAATCCATTTGGTGTTGAGATAACAATTACTTTACCTCCTGTAGATAGGGAGGCCATACATGCAGACCAAAAGTCCTCGTCGGCATTGATGTAAGCCGCCTCATCGAATATTAATATTGTTGGGGTATACCCACGTAAAGCATCTTTTGATGTTGCTACTGCTTTAACTTCACACCCATTAGTTAACTTAAAGTGTCTTTGTGAGTTTTTTTCATTCGAGAAGGTAACCCCTAACCAAGAAGGCCATTGGTCAACAAAGGCACGGACCTTATTCCCCATTTCCATGGCGGTGTCCATTTTGTTAGCAATAATTAGGATTTTTTCTGGCTTTGATTTTTTGGCGAATACCAATCTTTTTGATGCCCAAGCGGATGTTACGGTAGATACACCAGCTTGTCTATACTTTAATGCGATATTTTCCTCACAAGTATCGTAATCCTTAACCAATGTAACTTGGTCATTAAATAACTCTAACGGTACGTATTGTGATTGTGTATTATCGTAAGTTTGTAAATATGTTTTTAACGCATACGGTGTGTCGTTTACGCACTTAGCATATTCTAATAATATTTGTTCTTTTGATAGTGACATTCATTATTATTTTCTTCTTATTGTTTTAAGAAGTTCACCTTTAGTGGTATGAGGGGGTAAATGTTTTTCAATAATATTCAAAATACTTTCCTCAATATTTTTTACATCAACTTCATGTTCCTCATCCGTTTTTTCCTGTTCCATAGCATAAATCGGTAACCCTTTGTGTTTTGTAGATGCAAAATCCTCGAGGTCTTTTTTTGACATATCTTTAGCCATGTCTTTAACTTTTTTAGATACTTTAGATTTTGGAGTATCACCTTTTTTAACTGACAGAGCTAACCCCATTATTTTTTGTTGTTGTTTTGAGACGGATTTTTCATTAACATCTTCCTCTCCAAGTTCTTCCTCATATGTGACAAAAGGTTTTTTTTCTGATTTAGCCTTCTCAATTGATGCCGTATCTGCTTTTGGTATGTTTAATGTACCTGTAGATTGCTCAGAAATTCTATTATAAAGTGCACTTAATTGTACATCATTTAATTTCTCAATAGTATTAATTGAAAATCCTTCATGAAGAAGTTTCGCTATTTTAGGATTCATGTGTTTCATCAATTACTAAATTTTTTTCCCATTTTAATACGATATCTCTCTCGTATAATTTATTTTCAATGTCCTCAACAGTTTCACCATATTGGAAGACAAGTCTTTTATGTTTTGATATAACTAAGTCATCGCTATCTGATTTTTCCCAAGCCAAACTTATTACACCATCAATAGCATCTACGACTCCGAAATAGTCAGATTCTTGTATTAATTCTAATGATATATTAGAATTTTTTAAAACCCCTACTTTTTTTATGTAATGAATGTCAGGAGGTAATGGTTTACCAGATGCAGGTTCCGAACCCCAGTCCTCACCCCATACATCGTCCAAGTCAGAAAAGATGAATTCATAAATGTTATCACCTTTAAAGTTTGGTCCAAGTTCATTTACATAAACTAAAATCATATAATGTCACCTGTTGTGTTAACTTTTATATTTTTTCCGTTTAACGAAAAAACTAAATTTTGTTTATTAGTTTTACCAATGAATTTAGCATTCACATTCTCACTTAAAAATCTTTTTGCTGTATTCAGTTGTTTAACCGATTCACTCATTCTTTCAATTTCGTTTTTTACCTCGATACTAACTAATTTATTTTTAATAAAATTTTTCTTATTTTTTTCTTCGTGTAATTTTTTTTCTTCGTCAGTTACCACAAAATATTTAGATAAAACATCCTCAACAGATTCTTTAAAATTTTCTACAGGTGCAGGTTCTTCCATAGACGGTTCACCCATTTCAGGTTCTCCCATACCCATTTCAGGTTCTTCCATATCAAAATCACCCATATCGTCTTCACCTGACAAATCTAATTCACCTTCACCTTCCATACCATACTCATCGGAATCTTCAAATTTTGATAGAATATCGTCTTTGTCATCCTCATCCAAATTATCTAAATCAATGGACGATAGGATAGAATTAATAACGTATTTAATGTCTTGAGAATCCAATCCTTTATCTTTGTCAAATGCTCTTATTTTTTGACTTAATTTACCTGTTAATCTTTGGATTGATTTTAAACCGGATGGTCCTTGTGGTTGTTCGTCATCCATTTCAGGTTCTTCCATACCCATTTCAGGTTCTTCCATACCCATTTCAGGTTCTTCCATACCCATTTCAGGTTCTTCCATACCCATTTCAGGTCCACCTTCAGCAGATGGCATTCCCATATCTTCACCACCTTCTACAGGAGGCATTGCAGCATCACCTTCAGGTGCTGGTGCTTCGGGAGCCGGAGGTAACGCAGCTTCCGGTTCAGGTGCTGGTTCCTCTACAGGGGTTTTTGGTTTAGGTGTTTTTAAAATGAATTTTTTTTTTACCTCTTGTTCACCAATAAGAGGGGTTTCGAATACATTACCTGTTACTCGATTAACTTCTGACGCAACTAAATTTAGTTTTTTCATTGCCTCAGAATATGATCTATAGTATTTTCTATTTTTCATCGGGTCAGAATAATCTAACTCAGATTCGTTAATACCTTTTTTAAGAATATAACCTGATTTTTCTTTAACTATACCATAAGTCATACCATCAGCCAATGTGATAGTATAATTAGTAGTTGAAGGTCCGTCAGTTTCGTTTTTAGATGTCTCATTATAACGAGCAATTTCCATAATTCTCTTTAACTTATCGATTCCTTGTAATTTTTCACTACCTAGTGGTTTGATATCTGCCATTTGTATTTTGTTTTTTAATTGTTTAGTCCATTAAATCCGCCCAAAGCAACCGAATTACATTGTAACGAAACTACGTCAGTTGCCTTAGAAACATTATCACTCCAAACTGGTTTTGGGGTTGTAAAAGTAACGATGGTACCTGTGGTTGCTCCTGTACCAGGAACGTAACCCGTAACGACAGTCGTGTAATAAGATGTACATGCAGTTGTAGACATAATAATTTTTTCTATATAAATATATTGTAACTTTAGAATTTACAATTTATTCCGGTTTTTCTTGCTCTAATGATAATTTTTTATCTGCAAATTTATTTTTAAAGTCTTCTAATTTAGAAATATACCCATTTCTTCTTAGGTATTTGAACACTAAATTCTCATACGAAAACTCACCTTCTTTTTTAAGTCCGCAGGTTCTATACTTTCTTAATTTTTCTCTATACTTTTTTACTAAAGCAACCGCATCTTCTAAATTTTCATCCTGAGCGTTTTCAATTGCCCCATCAATAATATTCATCCATTGATTTGCCTTTTCTCTAATGATTTTTTCATCAACTTTAAAATTTTCCTTCTCAGGTATTTGTTCCCAATTATTATTCAATATTGAGTACATACCCGCACTAGCATTACTTTCGTTAATGTCCTCAACATACAGTTCAGTTTCATAACCTTTAATTCTGATGTCGTGAGCGGAATTAAATATTGTTTTCTTAAGTCTAAAAAGTTCTTTATACAATTCTTCTTTATCTCCACCTTCTTTAAAATCCATTATTACATGAATATCAAAATCTGAAAATTCAGACCAATTATACCCAGCTAACGAACCGACAAGTAAAATATCATGAACAAAAAAATCAACATCCAAATAATCTATGAATAACTCCGCAACCTTAAGTAACCTTTTTCTAATTTCCGGTTTTAATTTATAAAATTGAGCTTCGGTATCTCCCATGTATTTTTCATTTGGTAAGTACCACACATCGGGGTTTAATTCATCTTGAAGATAAAAACTACTAATAATTTTTTTATCGTTTGTCATAACTATAAATACCTAAAAGATATTAATTATCCAATTTTTTGTATTTGTAGGCTTTAGAAATTTGTGTGTTAAAGAATTTTCCTTGTGATTCGGATAACCTAAATTGAGCATAAATATTATGAGGAACCTCCTCATATTCATATCTCATACCATTTTTAAATTGAGTTATTAATTTTTTAGTTTCAGAATCATATTCTGTTAAAATCAAATTACTTGATTCAATCTCACAAATAATTTTTGTTCCGTCTATTGTTGTTCTTTTAATCGCCATTTGGTTTTCTTAATGGAGTTATGTCATCTATATGACTAAGTTTATCCATAATGTAATAATGGACTTCGTTTCCGTCAACATTAAACCCATAATCTTTAATTGTTTGAAAAATCTCACGCATTTTTGGTTGAAATTTGGAGTGCAACACTAATAAGTCTTGAGGAAAATAACTTGGACTTAATAAAACTTCCTCCGACCATTCCTCTCTTTGGAATATTTTTCTCATGTCAAAATAATCTTGTTCTAAATCTTTTGTCAATTCCAAAGCGTCTACAAATTTTCTCCATGAATCCATATCAATAAATACTATAATTCGTCAAACAATTGATTATTTGGTTCAATATTACTAATTTTTAAAAAAACAACATATGAACGATACTTTAGACAATAACGAAAAATCAAAAAACAAAAATCAAGACGGGTCATCAAGAACCCCCGTATTAGATAATTTTTCAAGGGATTTAATTAAACAAGCACAAGAAGGTAAACTTGATCCTGTTATTGGTCGCGATGACGAAATTAATAGAATTGCTCAAATCCTATCAAGACGTAAAAAAAATAATCCTATCATTTTAGGTGAACCTGGTTGTGGTAAAACGGCAATAGTTGAGGGTTTAGCTAAAAAAATATTTGAGGGTGATTGTCCACAAAATTTATCAAGTAAACGAATAGTGTCTTTAGATATGACATCAATTGTTGCAGGAACAAAATACCGTGGTCAATTCGAGGAAAGAATGAAAGTTATTATTGAAGAACTTTATGCTAACCCTGATATTATTATCTTTATTGATGAAATTCACACAATGATTGGTGCTGGTAACGCTTCGGGCTCAATGGACGCATCCAACATATTTAAACCCGCTCTTTCTCGTGGTGAGTTACAATGTATTGGAGCGACAACATTAGAAGAATATAGAAAAAATATTGAGAAGGATGGGGCGTTAGAAAGACGTTTCCAAAAGGTAATGGTTGACCCAGCAACTAAAGAAGAAACTTTAGAAATTTTACAACAATCAAAAGACAGATATGAAAATCACCACAAAGTATCTTACAGTGATGATATCTTAAAACTATGTGTTGATTTAGCAGACCGTTACATCACTGACCGTGAATTTCCAGATAAAGCATTCGATATCATCGATGAGGTTGGTGCTCGATCACAAGTGGAAATCAAACTTCCTGAAATTATTGAAGAATTAAAACTACAAGTTCAAAAAATAAAAGAAGAGAAGTTAGATGTTATTAATAAACAAAAGTACGAGGAGGCTGCAAATCTTAGAGATAAAGAACGAAAAATATTAGCCGACTTAGCAAGAGAAAAAGAGGATTTTGAAAAAAACAGAGACCAAAACAAACGAGTGGTTACTGAAGATGTTGTATATGATGTTGTTTCATTAATGACTAAAATTCCAATCAATAAAATTACAACTGACGAAACACAACAACTTATTTCTTTAAGAGAAACATTATCAAGTAAAGTAATTGGTCAAGATGATGCGGTAGCAAAGATTTCAAGAGCTATCCAAAGAAATAAAGTGGGATTAAGTGACCCTAAAAAACCAATCTTTAGTGGTTTATTAATTGGTAATTCAGGTGTTGGTAAAACTGAATTGGCTAAACAATTGGCTAAACATATGTTCGGTAGTGAAGATGCACTTATCAGATTAGATATGAGTGAATTTTCAGATAAGATTGCAACGTCAAAATTAACAGGCACATCTCCAGGTTATGTTGGGTATGAGGATGGGTCACCATTCTTAAATAAAATTAAAAACAAACCTTATTCTGTTATTCTTTTAGATGAAATAGAAAAAGCACATCCTGAAATCTTTAACGTATTTTTACAAATGTTAGATGAAGGGTTTTTAACCGACGGACATGGAAGAAAAATCAACTTTAAAAATTGTATAATCTTAATGACATCTAACGTTGGTACTCGTGTCGTACAGGAATTTGGTACAGGTGTCGGGTTTTCAACAAACACAAAAACTGAAAGAGCTGACGATGAGGTTAAATCAATTTTAGAAAAAGAATTATTTAAGAAGTTCGCACCTGAGTTTATTAATCGTTTTGATGACATCGTTTATTTTAAAGATTTAAATAAAGATGATTTATTGAAGATTGTTGAATTAGAATTAAATAAGTTTTATGAGAGAATCGGACAACTTGAATTTTTAGTACAGGTGGAAGATAGTCTAAAAAACCATTTGATTGAGGTTGGTACTGATACAAGGTTTGGAGCACGTATACTAAAACGTACTGTACAAAAATGGGTAGATGACGCAATTACAGAAAAGATTTTAACGGATAATCCAGAAAAAGGATCAACATTTGTTTTAACGTATAATGAAAAGGATAAAAAAACTGACGTTAAAATAAAAAAACCAACAAAAAGAAAAACAAAACAGTAAAAAGTTTTTTAATTGTTAAAAAGTTTCTTACATTTGTAGAAACATATATTATGAATATAGATAAATTTAAAGAACTTCTTTCAGTACCGTCAAAAACATATCAAGAAGAAGATATGGTTGGGTTCATTTGTGATGAATTAGAGTCCATTGAGGGGGTTACCTTTTATCGTGATGATATGATGAATATCTACGCAACTAAAGGTGTGTTAGAAGAAGGTGAATTTTATCCTATGTTCGTTGCTCATACCGATACCGTACACACAAAGATTGATAAAATCATTGTTAAAGAGGAAAAACTTAAACGACCAAATACGTTTGGTAAAACGTTTGACGATACATTAGTAGATGTATTGAAGGCATATGACGAAGAAGGTAATCCTACAGGTATCGGTGGTGATGATAAATGTGGAATTTTCATTTGTTTAGAATTACTTAAACAATTAGATAAAGTAAAAGTTGGTTTATTCGTATCTGAAGAAACCGGTTGCCACGGGTCTTCAAAATGTGACGTTTCATTTTTAGAAGATGTTGGTTATATCACGCAATACGATGCTCCTGGTAATCACTTAATTACCGAGATTTGCTCGGGGGTTCGTTTGTTTGAACGTGATAGTGAATTCTTTGAAAAAAGTATTTCAGTTATTGAAAATGCTTTTGGAAATGAAATGTTGGTTCAATCTCACCCTTATACTGACGTTTCACAATTAAAGAAAAAGGTTGACGTTTCTTGTATTAACATGTCTTGTGGTTACTACAACATGCACACAAAAGAAGAATTTATTTCTATTGATGATGTAGAACGTGCTATCGAGGCTGGTAAAAATATGGTATTCATCTTGGGATTAAATAAATACCAATACGAATACAAACCTATCGTTTACACAAAAAACACAATTTTTAACACTCTTTTTGATGATGAAGTCGAAGAAGACGAAGATGATGTGTTTTTTCACCAGTTGGAGACTCTTGACGTTGAGGAAAATAAAGACGGAATAACAATTATGGATCCGTTTGACAATAATGTCATGTTTATAAATGACGACGATTTAGTTTACTTATATGAAATAATTAAAGAAAGATTACTTAAAAAATATTAATTTTTTCTATAATCCATTGGGTTAAATAAACTTTCGTTGTAAACCATATTTAGGATATCGTCAGTATAAGACTCTCCGTATTTGGTAATATATGTTTTTCTGTTAGTAAGTGCGTATTTCACTTTTAGGGTTTCTTTATCAACACTTTTAACCATTAGTGTAACATCACTATTTGGTATTTTAACATACTGGTCAAATCCGATTGTTGAGTTAATTTTATCAATTATCGAAAAATATTTTTTCATAGTCTCATCATTAGCATCCTCAAGTACTCTGTCTCTAAAGTTTTCTAAATCGTTATCGGCGTTGTGGATAAACGAAGCATCAAACTCTTCATTATTCCAAATATTATATTGTATTTCATAATATTCAGGTAAGTGGGATATGGGTTCTTTTTCAATTGCCATAAATAATAAATCAAGAAGATTGTCTTCTTCAGTACCAAAACGAGGATATAACATAATCGCATCTCCCCAATGTAATTTATATTTCCAAAAACAATACTTTTCAGAATACCTTTCAATACCAACAGGGGTTAAACAATTACAATAAGTATCCTCAATATATTTTCCAACTTCACCATCAACCGCAGCAACACTAGCATCTACCCAAGTACCCGTTAAATCATCAGATATTCTATTATCCACCTGTTCTAAAAATGAGCACACATTTTCAGGGTTATTTATTTTTAATTTTTTATCATTACCCACATCAAAAGATTTTAAAAGACCTGGTTGAATAATTTTTGCAACATCGTAAATAATTTGTAAATGGTCTGAGTTTAAAGCTTCAACAATAATACCCTCTCTCCAGTCATCATAAGATCTATCATCAAAATCCCAAGTCCAATTTCCACGGTACATAGAATCGTAATAACCCGCTTCATAATATCCATCAGTATTTTCTTCAGAATAATAATCAGGAAAAAAGAATCTTAAATACTCCTCTAACCCATCAAAAGTAAACATTAAACCGTCTTGTTCTACAGTGATTATATTGCTAAAATCGTTACCTTCAGAATTATAAAACTCAACTTCACTAGGGCTTATTTTTCTTTTATTAAGTGCAAGAATTTTTTGAAAGTCGTTTAACTCTTCTTCTTCTTGTTCAAAAATCCTTAAAATTTTTTTCATATATTTATAAATATATTGTTTAATATAAAGTTTTATACTATCTTTACAATAGTTCTTTGAAAGTATGGGGGTGTTTTTGGATTTGACAGGTATTGGCTGAGGAATAAGGGCACGTGGGGACTGAACTAATCTCCTTAAAAACTGGTTTATTTTTTTAGACGGCAACGTTTTGAACAACCTTGAGACTTTGGGACTTATCTCAACTCAAGAAGTTACTGTAGCTTAATTTAAGTACGGCAACGGGGGGTCGGTGGACACATAACCTAGCAACAGAAGTCTTTAAGGTGTGGTTTCTACCCAAAAAGAAACAAAAACGGGTGTGGTTCCCCGTAAGAACTACCACCGTCGCTGAGCGGTGTGAAAACTCAGATATTTCGGAAGGTATGACAAACCTTGACCTAAACGTGTAGTCCTTATCTGACAGGATAGGCTGGACCGGGGTTCGAGTCCCCGCACCTCCACCAATTTTAAACCTCATCTTCGGATGGGGTTTTATTTTTTTAAAAAAAAACAAATATATTTTTAAAAACCTTTGGAAATCTAAATAAAAACAATATCTTTGTAGTGTAATCATTTATAAACCCTTTAAAAAAAAAGTATATGAAAAATTTAATCGTTGCAACATTCGTCTTTTTATTCTCACTTTCATTAAATGCACAAAAACAATACAACTTTTTTAGTGTATACGGGTTTGACTACTACGACATTACAGGTAAAAACATGAAGTCTGAAGATGTGTTAAAAGGTAAAAATCTTGGTACTACCTTTTCTTCAAACGGTTTCAATCACTACACCATTAATTTGGAAACTAAAACTTTCACACACAACTACGTATCTTTGGAGAACGGAACTGAAGACCGTAAAGAAGATGTGAGTACAATCACAAACTTAGTTGAAACACCAAAGTTCATCAAATTCGATGTTAATACTGAGGACTTTGGTAAAATGACTTTGGTTATCAATAAAGTTACCACAACAGATGTTGATTTGGTAGTTGTCTTTAAAGAGTCTAATAAGACATACGCAGCAGTCTTTAACAAATAGAAATAAAAAAACCCTCTTATGGAGGGTTTTTTTATTTATTTAAAATTTTAACTTATTTTACTAAAGCCATTGCTTCTTTTGCTCCAGCAACAACATTCATAGGTGATCCTGCAGATGGAGAACTTGGTTGTCCTTTTGAATCACAGTACGCTCTTACCGCTTTATCAATAGCACCACCTTTTGAGAATACGTATGTACTACCACCTTCAAAAAGGTCAGCAGAACTTCTTGGGCTTAAGTTAGCAGGGTTTTGACTTACACCATCAATCTCTTTTCCACATCCAGCGTAAAGTACGATACCACCTTTAACTACAACTTCACCATTATTTTTAATTCTCATACCGTTGAATTTAACTTGTGCTGTAGCAACACCTCTGTGTCCAGAACCAGGAGCTACTGTTGGTTGTGATAACGCAATAGCGTAACCTTGCATGTCTCGGCTATATCCAGCATCAACGATAGGTTGTGTTTTTTGTTCTTCGATAACTCGTTTAACGATTCTTGTTAAATCTGATTCCGTTAGTCTAATAATTTTTTTCATAATTTAGTTTTATTTTTATTGTTTTTATTATCTTTTACATATAAATATACTATATGCTTAAAAAAATACATTCATTAATGAATTTCATATAAATATTTTAATTTTAAATTAACCCCCCATTGGTGGATTAGGGTCTGTCCATTCTGATGTTGCCAAAATAACCAATATTTCCTCATAAGTGTAAGGACCGTCTTTTGTAGTTAGATTAGATACACATTCCGGCATTACACCGTCCCACTTAACGAATGTTTTTGTTTCATCAACCGATTTTCTAACGGTCTCTTCAGATGTCTCCAATACTTGTGCGAAGTCAATCTGTTCTAATTCCGATACGTTAAATATCATGAATTCTCTGTTTTCGTAATCTTGTAATTGTGTTTCCATATTTTATAAATAGTTATAATCCAAATCTTGATTTTTGAGCGTTATAGTTTTGTAGAACCTCATTACTACTTAGAGGTCGATTATAAATCTGAGTTAACGCAACATTACCACTCCAATAGTTACTCACCGATGTGTTGTTAATTCTGCCAACACCTAAAACTCTTGCACTATCTCCTGTTGAAAAGGTACCAAAATTATTAGGGGTATCAAACGAAATTCCATTTTTATAAAATTGACAATTCGTCCCATTCCCAACACAAGTAACAAGCACCCAATTATTATCAGTGAAAAAATTATTTTTAGTTTGATTAAGAGTAAATTGACCTGAAGTCCCATACGTTATTGACAACCACAATCTTCCAGAAGTGGCAGAATGACCTAAATAGAATCCTTTAGAACCGGCAGTTCCATCATTATTACCCATAAAATATCTTGCGGTTGTTAAATCACTAAGTTTAACCCAGGCACTGATTGTAAAAATACCCGTATTTTGTATGAACGAAAATGTTGACGTAGTTCCTATGTTTGTGACATAATCATCAACTCCATCAAAAACTATAGACCCTCCGCCATCTGTACTATATGTTGGACCATTTGTTAATGTTCCGGTACCTCCGCTCACTCCACTAATGTTATTCCAAGTTGTACCTGTACCGGGATATGACACACCATATCCCGCATCCAAATAATTAACCAATCCATTTGTCACTATGTTTTCACCCAAGAATCTTGGGAATTGTGCTTGGTAGTTTTGTAAAACTTCCGTTGAGGATATTTCTCTATTGTAGATTTTGGTTGTTGAAATATTACCAATAAGGTCATCACCTATTTGTAAATTATAGGTATTAGTTGATAAATTACCAGAACCAACAGGATTACCCTGAGAAACCCCATTAATATAAAGTCTCCCTCCGTTAGAATATGTCCATACTACGTTACACCATTGATTTAATGGAATAACCCCACTATCAGGAGAAACAATTCCCCATACACCTCCTCTAGTTGCTAATACTCTTATTATATTTGGGCTATATGTTCCTGCAAAGTATAATTGGAAATTACCGTCTAATGTTCCGTTATATTTCTTTAAAAAATTTATAGAGTAAGTATCTGTCCTATAACTGGTGGGATAAAACCAACAATCTACCGATATGTTGTTTGCAATATCTAATGAATTACTATCCGATACTGTAATTATATCATCAACACCATCAAACACGATTGATCCACCTTTGGTTGGGTTATAAGTCGGTCCATTAGTTAGTGTACCATTATTTCCACTATAGGATAAATCATACAAGGTTGTTCCCGATCTCGAATATGATGGTGTAAATCCTGCGTCAAGATTTAACACCAACCCATTTGTGACTATAGATTCATAATCCTTATTTACACAAACATTATTTGTTTGCGTTGCATACCAATTCAAGCATTGGGTTATTCCCGTAAATGTTTGTCCCGCTAAATTATTTGTAAATGTTATCAATTCCGCATCGTTATTTGCCGAATAAAAACTTATATTACTTTCTTGACTTGCATTATATTGATATACAGTATACCCACTAACGACAGGACTAACCCCATTGTATGTTTTTGTAACATTTGATGGGCCTTTACCGACATCACCAGTACCAATAAAGAAATTACCTTTCTTTAATGAAAATGTGTCTCCTGTTGTTGAATATTTTATTGTATTTGGCATATATTAATTATCGTATCCGTATGTCTCATTATTATCAATTATTTTCCATATTGAATGGAAGTTACTTGTCGGTCTTTCAACCAATAATTCATCAACATAATCCCACCAAGAATTAAGTTGTTGTTCTGTCAATGTTGAAGAACATTGACCTCTATAAATTACACCATATGGTTGTTCTTGATTCAATTGTATAGTGCTAACGTTACTGTTGAATTGAATTATTTGGTCATCTGTTGTTTTAAATTCTACCTGTCTCATTTTACCATTATCATATATTGATTTGTCCCACCATAAGTTAATCCGTTAGAAACGTATGTTCCAAAATCATAAACACCTCCAGTATTTGTGGAACCACCACACCAAGGTCCCGAATAATAAAAGTTCGCACCGCAATATACGGTAGACATTGACGTTGGGGTACCTCCATAACCGGCAAACCCACAACAATCCCTCATATAATAAATATTATTATTAGTCGCCGTTGTTGTATATCCAATAGCTCCCTGCATTCCAGGAAAACTTGTTGTACCATAAACTGCGGTGTTGCTTTTTAATGTTGATGTTGAGTAAGATTGTTGAGTGTCTGACCCAAAAAAAGTTGAGTAGGTTACGTTATATTTATATATGAATGGACCCCAAGTATTATCAAAATTTGTTCTTTGATTGCCGTAAATATAAGATGTAAAAGTTGTATTTCCGTCCCATATTTCACCCCAACCTAATTGATACGCTTGTGAGAAATCATTTATACTACCTATGGAACCACCTTTCCATCCCCAATTCTCACCATTATAATTTACGGTACTTGAGTGACTTCTGGCAACTAACATCCATCCACCACCATCTGTGGTCATATCACAATAAACTTGATATGGAGATGAGTTTGACCCTCCGGGATAAACCCAATATAAACCATCATATCCTGCGAGTTGTGGAAATGTGTCTATAATATCTTTACAAGTTTTACAATTTGTGAATGCTTTTTGACCACCATACCTAAAATTACTCAAAACTTCTGATGCAGATAACGATCTATTGTATATTGAAAATTGTGCAATGTTACCTTTTAATGGGTTTATAGTTGATGAGTAGTTAGATCTACCAATATTTAATGTTCTTGACGATGGCCCTGAATAATAATTTCCTTGATTTGCGTTACCGCTCCCACCCCCTCTTAATGTTGTTGTAGAAGCAACACCATTTATGTACCATTGACCTACTTTATCCGGATTTTGACAAGTAAATGTACAATGTGTCCATTCGGTACCAATCGTATTATCGTTTGTTGACCCGGCAATTAGACGATAATTTAAAATAGAGCCCGTAACTTGGAATCTTATACAATTATCCCCATATCCCGAAATACCATACTCAGCAATAATAAAAAACCCTTTTTCGGCGTTAGTTAAAGTATTACCCGCAACTACATATCTGGTATTATTTGCAAATTTTTTAATCCAAAACGAAACTGAAAACGTTCCAGCTGAAAAAATATAGTTATAATCACTAGTCGTACCAATATCATTAATATAATCATCGACACCATCAAATGCAATACTACCACCGTTTGTTGTACTAAATGTAGGGCTATTCGTTAAAGTTCCATTATTGGTTCTAGCGATATCATACCAAGTAGTGTTAGTCGTTGGGTATGACGGTGTAAATCCCGCATCCATTAATAAATCTAACCCCGATGTTTTAATAGCATCATAATCAATATTTAAAACCATTTTATCAGTTTGTGTCATGAACCAACTTAGACATTCGGCAACCGTCGTATAATTTTGAGATGCAATTCTATTAGTAAGAATTATAAGTTCAGAATCAGAATTAGCTGCGTAAATGGCAGGTCCATTAGTTGATTTATTAAGATACACTGCGTAACCACCTCTTACGGGTGAAAGTCCATGCCAAAAACCGGTAGTGCTCGTAGGACCTTTACCAACGTCATTTGTCCCGATCCAAAAGTTACCTTTTTTTAATGCCAATGTTTCTGTACTTGCGTTATATTTAAACGTATTCGCCATTAATCTTTATTAGATAAATACTTTGTTTTTAAATAACAAATACCTATATTTTTACTATGGAAAAACTGCTTTTTATTGCCCCTCACTTATCAACAGGGGGGTTACCTCAAGTTTTGGTTAATAAAATTGAGTTATTAAAAAATGATTACATTATTAAATGTGTAGAATGGGATTGGACAGGCGATGCATTTGTTATTCAAAAAAACAGAGTTAAAGAACATATTGGTCCTGAGAACCTTATAACTTTAGGTGAAGATAAAACAAAACTTTTTGATATTATTTCAGATTTTAATCCTGACTTAATTTGTTTGGAGGAGTTTTGTGAACACTTCATACCTGAAGAAATTAATAAAAAACTATTTTCAAAAGATAGGTCATATAAATTATTTGAAACGACTCACGATTCAAGCATTCCCGTAACAAACAAAAGATGGTTCCCTGATAAGTTTATTTTTGTCAGCCCATTCAATGCGTTTAGATACTCTATGTTTGACGTTCCTTATGATATTATCGAATACCCAATAGATGCGGTGACACCAAATAAAGAATGGGCACAAGAACAATTAATGCTTGACCCCAATTTTAAACATGTAGTCATTGTTGGTTTATTCACCGAAAGAAAAAACCAAGCATATGCATTTGAAATGGCAAGAAGAGTAATTGGTCAAAATATATTATTTCATTTCATTGGGAATCAAGCCGATAATTTCGCACATTACTGGTTACCATTAATGGGTAATAAACCAGGTAACTGTATTGTATGGGGTGAACGAAATGACGTGGACACTTTTTTACAGGCATCTGACTTATTTTTATTCCCGTCAAAAGGAGACAGAAATAATAAAGAATTAAACCCGATAGCAATAAAGGAAGCTATCAAATATGAATTACCGATGATGATGTTCAATTTGGATGTTTATTGTGGTAAGTACAATAATAACCAAAAAATTAAATTTATGAGTGGAGACATCACCCAAGACACAAACACATTATTAGGTATGTTAGGTAAAAATGATATTTTATCATTGTTTAGTTTATCGTACGAATCGAATGAAAATAAAATTAATATTCATTATAACCACACAGGGTCTAATGATATTAATGTTGTTGTAAAATGTATGACATCAAACGCACCGATGTATTGGTTCAACTTAAATTTTACAGAACCTTTAACTTATTTCGTTATTCCGATACCGACTAGCGTTATGAAATTTGAAGGTATGAAAAACTTTAGAGGTTTTTCAGTTGAGTTTTATAGTAATGGTGATAACACGTATTTGGGTAAAAAGGAAGTAGTTGTTAATAACGTATACCCTAATATACCAAGATTTAATTTTAAACCGTTCGATTGTAACTATGTAAATTATCACGAATTCTTTATCGATAAATGTTTTAGTGGTTTAGGGTTGGAAAATTTGGACACTGTTATTGATATTGGTGCTAACGTAGGATTGTTCGCAAAATACATGTACTCAATAAATACCAAAAAAGTTATTTTGGTTGAAGCTAACCCTTATTTAAGAGAAAGTATAGAAACATTATTAGACACAGATAATGAAAAATCGGTAATATACATGAATCCTATTTATGGCGAAAAGACAACTATTCCATTTAGATTCTCAATGGAAAACACTACTATCGGGTCTAATTATTTTGGTACTGACCACGATAGTTATAGTCAATTAACAAATGTAATTGATTGTGAAACAATCACATTAGATGAGATTTTAAAAGATAATAATTATGAACGAATCTCATTATTAAAATGTGATATTGAGGGTGGTGAGTATCCTTTCTTTGAGTCCGTTACCGATGAACAAATCCAACTTGTTGATAGATTCATGATTGAGTTTCATGGTAATGTTAATCATGAAATTGACCCAATATTAGAAAAACTTGAAAGAAATGATTATGAATATGAAATTATTTTATTCGAGATGGGTAGGCAAATCCGTTCACACAAGGGTATCGAACACGGAGTTATTTTTGCAAAACCAAAAAGTAAAAGAGATAAAAAACCAGGGTCAATTAATGGGTCGGTTTATCAAGTAACTAAAGATTTTGAACAAGCGCTTTGTGATTATACCGGTGCACCTTACGCAGTCACCGTGGATAACCAAAGTAACGCATTGTTTTTGGCATTAATGTATGAGAAGATTAAAGGGAAAACAATTAGAATCCCATCTAGAACATATCCTTCAGTACCTTGTGAAATTATACACGCAGGAGGCAAAGTAGAGTTTGAAGATTTTGGAGGTACAACGTTAAAAGGAGCATACCAACTACAACCAACCAAAGTTTGGGATAGTGCGTTAAGATTTACTTCAGATATGTACATTCATAATTCACATATGTGTTTATCATTTACCGGACCTTATAAACATTTAAAACTTGGTAAGGGTGGTGCTATTCTTACGGATGATTACGAAGCATACAAATGGTTTAAACGAGCAAGATATTCAGGTAGAAACGAATGTTCTTACCATGAGGATGAATTAGATATGTTGGGTTGGAATTTTTATATGTTACCGGAATTGGCGTCTCGTGGACTTCTACTTATGAACCAATTCTATAAAGTTGACGGATCCCCTAAACATAATGAGGATTTGGAATTACCTTATCCTGACCTATCCAAATTTGACGTATACAAAAAATAATATGTATAATAACAAAAAAATTTCATTAGCCATAACATCATCTAAAAGATTTGAGTTACTACAAATGACTATTCGTGGTTTTGTCACATTTTGTAATGATTTAGATATTATCGATAATATTATATTTTTTGATGATTCATCGTCAAATATTGATAAAATTAATATGGAACGACTATTACGAGACAAGTTTCCAAATAAAAATATAATAGTAACTCATTTTTATAAAAATTCTTTTGAGGATGGATACAGACATTCAAGAATTTTAAATGAAATGAGAAAAAAATTAATTGAGACTGAAACTGATTACTTTTTTATGTTGGAGGATGATTATCTCTTTGTTAATCATTTTTACATAAAAGAAGCTATAGACATATTAGAAAACAATGAAGAATATGGGTATGTGGGGTTTTCACAATCTTATAAAAATTTTCCACCTGAAATCCAACCTAAAATTATTGGTGACTTCTGGGAATGGTATTACGATACCGAAAAACCTATAAACGAACATCTATTTTTAGATGAGGTTTCTGCCACCCAAACAATGATTCCAAATATTTGGATGATGTATACAAATTGGCCTAGTTTCTCACTTAGACCCGGTATTAACCACACAGAAAGATTTTTAAGTATCGGTGAATTTTCGACAGACTACGATACAAATGAAATGAGAACCGAGTTGGAGTTTGCAATAAGATGGTCAAAAAAATATAAAAGTCTTTGTCATAAAAACTTTCATATAATAAATTTAGCGTGGGACTCAACTAAAAGTTCATACAATTTAAATAATAGTAATTAATGGATTTTAATAATTTATGGGAAAAATGTTTAAGATATAATATTGAACAAAAACCCGAGGAGTTTAAACAATTTTTAGAGGTTTTAGGTAACCAAAAGAATAAAAAATATGCACTAGAGATTGGGTCAAATTATGGTGGGACTTCATACGCATTATGTCATATATATGATTATGTAATATCTTTAGATATCAAACATCATGAAAATTTTGATAAGATAAAGGAGGAGTTCCCAAACTACAACTATATAATTTCAGACTCAACATTAAATGATACTGTTAAAATTATTAAAAATTTAGGTATTGTGTTTGATTTTATATTCATTGATGGCGACCACTCATATGACGGTGTTAAAAACGATTATGATAAGTATAAACAATTTTTATCCCACGATGGGTTTTTAGGTTTTCATGACATCATACCAAGTGAAGAAACAGAAAAACATAATATTTTTGTACATAAGTTCTTTAAAGAATTAAAAGAAACTTACAACGAAGTGTATGAATTCGTCGCAACAGAAAAAAACCCAATTTATAGAAAAGATAATTTATTTCATAAAATATTAGAAAATCAACCGTACGACATTTGGGGGGGTATCGGGTTAATAAAAAATAATAAGGTTTCTATTTTCTCACACAACTACCTAGACAACGATTGGTATAATATACTTAACAACCAACTTTTTAAATTAAAAAATAGTGGCCTTTATAAAAGATCTGACAAAATTTATTTAGGGGTTTATTCCACCCAAAAAAATAATATTAAAATTTTTAAAGATATTATTTTAGGATTCGATGAGGATTTAAAAATTGAGGTCGTGGTTTTTGATAATAATTTGTCAGAATATGGGACGTTAACCCTTTTACAAAATTATTGTAAAATTAACCCGAATTCTACTGTTTTATATTACCATACTAAAGGGTCGTCTAGAGAAAAAAATTATTATATAGATTCTTGGAGAGAGTGTTTAGAATATTTTTGTATAGAGGAGTGGTTACGGCCGTTAAAAGACATATTAAATAAAGAGTGTGACGTGTGCGGGTCACTATACGTTGAGTCATTTAAATTTCTTGATTATCATTTACAAAATTATTTTTCTGGTAATTTTTGGTGGTCATCTTCTAATCATATTAACACCTTAGAACAAATCACAAAATTACATCACAATAGTAATGGTGAAAGAATTAATTCAGAACTATGGGTAGGTACTAAACCGCATTATTGGAAAAGTTACTATAACGAGAATGTTTCGTCGTGGTATGAACATTATTTTGACCCAAAAAAATATAAAATAAATATATGAAAAGGGCGATAATAGGTTATGGTGGACACGCAAGAGAGGTGATGTCCCAAATGGGTGAAAAAATACCTTGTTTTGTTGAGGATGAGTTTTATTTTCCACAAAATAATGTCTTTCCATTATCAGAATTCAATCATAATGAATATGAAGTAATGGTTGCTATTGCGGATACAAACGTTAGAAAAAGAATCGTTGATAGATTACCAATTGACACTAAATTTTTTACTTTTATACACCCAAATTCATTAATTGGTGAAAATGTGATAATAGGGGATGGTTCATTTATCGGGGCTTACTCAATATTAACAATTGATATAAAGATGGGTAATCACTCAATACTTAATCGATTTAATCAGATAGGTCATGACTCGTTTATTGGTGATTATTTTAGTATGATGCCAGGAGCAATAATTTCAGGTAATGTAAAAATAGGGAATAAGGTATATTTGGGTACCAACTCATCAATAAAGGAAAAAATCACCATAACCGATGATGTTATTATCGGATTAAATAGCGGTGTCGTTAAAGACATAACAGAAATGGGTACTTATGTTGGGGTACCAGTTAAAAAAATTAAATAATGAAAAAATTATCAGTATTGGTTCCAAGTTATAATTTTGGTGAATTTATAACCGATTGTGTTGACTCGATATATAATCAAAAAACAAATTTTGATTTTGAAGTTATTGTTAGAGATGATAAATCTAATGATAACACAAATGAAAAATTAGAACTTTTAAAAGAAAAATACCCGAGTATCATCATACTTGATGGGTCGGTAAATTTAGGAGCATTTCATAATATAAAATTACTTTATGAAAGTGCAAACTCGGAGTATGTTGCATATCTTGACGGTGACGATATGTTTGGTGACACGGACAAACTACAAAGACAGGTGGAATTTTTAGATACCCACCCGGAATATGTTATGCACTTTACAGGTACTCGATACTTGAAACAAGATGGTACTATTTTTCCAAACGATTCGAGATTAATATGTTCTGTTAAAGATATTATAACAATTTATGATTTATTAGAATCTAATTATGTTGGGTTTGGTAGAATGTTTAGAAAACTACCCAATATTTTTAAAGAAAAGTATTCCGATTTACCGTATGTTGATTGGCCAACAAGTTATGAGTTAAGTAAGTACGGATCAATATTCTATGAAGATTTTTTTGGTGGTTTGTATAGGATATCAAGTACAGGTATATACTCAACATTAAGTGAAGAAGAAAAACAATCGGGAGCTAACTTAGTTCGTAAAGTGATTAATGATGATTACATGTTAGAAAATATGAAACCAATCACAATCATAGATTGTTTTATACACACAAACGAAGTTTTAAATAAACTACGTCTTTCGTTACATAATTTAAAAAAATACGGTAATAAAATACTATTAGTTACCAATACTACCCCACCACAGGATATAATTGAAAGTGTTGATTTTTTGTTTTACAACACAGAAAATAAACTATTCGAGGAGGAATATGAAAACGTCGGGTTAGTTGATTTGTGGAAGGCATATGATATGATAGTCATCCACGAAATCACTAAAGACATACAAAGACACGGGTTGTCAGTAATGTGTAACCTTTTTAATAGTTTGGATATTGCAAAATCCTTAGGTTTTACACACTTCCAAAGAATTGAGGTTGATGACATGTTCACAGATGATGGTTACGATTATATGATGACAGTACCTAATAAATGTGTAGAACAAAATAAAAAATCATTATTTTATATTAATGAGGGAAGAGATATATCATTTCATTATTTCTTCTCTGAAATTGACTTCTTTTTAAATAATGTGAATAGGGTTACTGATGAAAAATCATATAGGGATTATGTTAGAAAAAACGGATACGGAAATGATTTTATAAATGTTGAAAAGTATGTTTATAACAACTTACTTAAAACAGGGTTATCAGACATACTTGTAAGGAACGGTGAGGATGACATGGATTCAGATTTTCCTAACACATTATGGAATAGCATTTCAACTCAATCTAATTTACCAACAAAATTTAATGGATGTTCGACTAAAATTTATAGGGTAGAGGGGTCAACGAATCTTTCAGTATTAAGTTTCAATTATAATGATTTTCAATCATTAAGGAAGATTGTTGTTTGTTTTGAAAATAATGAAATTACAATACACCACAGACTTGATTATGACGGAGCATGGATGTATAATATTTTTGAAGATGAGATTAAAAAAATAAAAGTATATGACGATAAAACGAATGAGTTTTTATACGAAATAGAAAATAAAGAAATTTGGGATAAAATAGAATTTAAATAAAATGAAAATAACTCACGTAACACCAGGATTAATAACAATTCCACCTAATGGATGGGGAGCAATTGAAAAGGTGATTTGGAATTACCATCTAAACTTACAATGTCAAGGACATGAGTCTGAAATTAAATATTTAAGTGAGGTTGATAGGAATTCAGATATTATTCACATTCATGTTGCAAATTTAGCTATCGAGGCACATGAAATGGGGATACCGTATATTTTTTCATTACACGACCACCATGTTGTTGAATATGGTAGGGATTCCGAACTGTATCAATTAAATTTAAAAGCAATAAAAAATTCAATTATTTCGTTTTGCCATGCCGAATTTTTGGTTGATTATTTTATTGAAACTGACAAGTTATTTTATTTATCTCACGGGGTTGATACTGAGTTTTTTGATAACCTAAGTTCAGAGGGAATACCTAACCATAAAATATTATGTCTCGCAAATAATGGTTTTGCATATAACCAATCAATAGATAGGAAAGGATTTAGATACGCAATAGAAGCAGCAAGAGAATTAGATTTAGAAATTACGGTGGCAGGGCCTGATAATAATAAAAACTTTTTTGATTCAAACCCTGACCTATTAGAATACGAAAAGTTGACCGTGATTTACGGTAACCCTGACGAAGAGTCAATTAAGAGATTATATAACACACATACAATATTTGCTCACCCATCTATTTTAGAGGCGGGACACCCAAATTTAACATTATTAGAGGCGATGTCTTGCGGGTTACCAACAGTCGGTACTTACGACGGTGCACCAAAAATAGGAGGTTTAAGAAAGATTGAAAGAAACACTGATTCAGTGGTCGATGGTCTTAAGTACGTTATTGAACATTGGGGGAAGTTATTTAATGAAACCAAAGAGACAAGGAATGATTTTGATTGGTCAACAATAACAAAAAGGTTAATTAATATTTATAGTTCTGTTGCAATCATAAATAAAAACTATAAATCGGAAGACACTAAAAATCTTTTAGTTGATACCTTAACTAACACAAAAATACAGTACAGAGAACCAAGAGAAAATGTTTCATTTAGTTTACATTTTGTTGGATCACCAACGATAGAAATAAAAGGATCAGGAGATAAAAAATATACTGTAGAATTTTGGGATGGAGACGTTTTAACTTATCGTTCTGAACTATCTCCAAATATGTGGGCAAAATTAAATACTTTATATTATAAACCGTGGACTTGTAAAATATTTAATGGTGACGAGTTGGTGTATGAACATAAGTTAAACCTTAAAAATAAAAAGGTTTATGTTTCCTTAGAATCAAAATCTTTAGGTGATACAATGGCTTGGCTTCCACAATGTGAAGAATTTAGAAAGGTTCACGATTGTGAATTAATAGTGTCTACATTTATGAATGATTTATTTATTGGTCAATACCCAAACATTAAATTTGTAAATCCTGGTGATGTTGTACATGACCTTTACGCTATGTATAATATTGGTTGGTTTAATGAAGGTGATAATGTTGATTATAATAGACACCCAAACGATTTTAAAAAACAACCTCTACAAAAAACCGCATCAGATATTTTAGGTCTACAACATAAAGAAGTAAGACCATTATTAAATTTACCAAAAGTAGAAAAACAAAAAAAAGTAGGTCTCGGTATACATTCAACCGCACAGGCAAAATATTGGAATAACCCAAACGGGTGGCAAGAAGTGGTTGACCACTTAAGAATGTTAGGTTATGAATGTGTGATATATTCAAATGAAGGTGATGGTTATATGGGTAATTTTTACCCAAAAAACGCAACCGTATTTAAAAGTGGTGACATTAAAGATGTTATAAATGACTTATCCACTTGTGAATTTTTCATAGGGTTAGGGTCAGGATTAAGTTGGTTGGCATGGGCTTGTGAACTACCCGTAATTTTAATTTCAGGTTTTAGTGAAAAATGGGCTGAAATGGAATTAGACGTTTATCGAGTAATAAATGAAAATGTATGTCACGGTTGTTTCAATAATGAAAAATTCGATGCGGGAGATTGGAATTGGTGTCCAAAACTTAAGGGAACCAAAAGACAATTTGAGTGTACGAAAACTATATCATCTGAAATGGTTATTAATAAAATCAATAATTTACTTTAAGATATTAACAAGGACCTTGATAATCTAATCTTGGTATACCTGGATCCCAGTACCAACAATCGGTACCATCGGAATAGAAACCACCTTGTGCTGGTGTCCTACATGTATCGTCATCATAAATACCGAAGGCATTTGATAAATTACAATCGGCTAATTTACATATTGAAAGGTAAACCATTCGTGGATCGTTACATGAACAAGCTTCACTACAATCATTTCCAAAACATAACTCAACAACACAACAATCACGATCACATTCAGTAGGTGTAGGCGTTGGTGTTGGTTCGGCAGCTGTAGGTGTAGGTGTAGGTGTTGGTGGTACAGGTGTAGGTGTCGGTGTTGGAGTTCTTGTTGGTGTAGGTGTTGGAGGTACAGGTGTAGGTGTTGGCGTAGGACTAATAGTTGGTGTCGGTGTTGGTGTTCTTGTAGGTGTTGGACTAATTGTCGGTGTAGGTGTTGGCGTAGGTGTTCTTGTTGGTGTTGGAGTCGGTGTAGGACTAATAGTCGGTGTAGGTGTCGGCGCTACGGGACAAAACGCATTCTCGTCCCAATATTGTATACTGGCTTTCGCCTTATCCGTAACTTTAGATACGCTAACACATAAAACATCATTTATTTTAGTTATTACTCCCATATTATGCCAATTCTACCCAATCATTTGATGGGTTAAAGTAAAGTTCATCCGCCGCAATCGCATAACCAACAACTCTAACAATATCCGCAGTCCCTGTTGGTTGAGTAGATGAAAGACCTCCGGCGGTTACAGACAAATAAACAGGTGCACCAATTGTAAATGACCAAGATGTATTTTTAAAGTACCCTCTAATTAACATACCTCTATTAAAACCTGCGGCTGTTGTTGCAATAGCTAATAAATTTCTAGATGAGGACGCAGCATCCGCATCCGCAGCAATCCATGTTGATGAAGAAGAAAGATAGTAAACATTACCTGCAACAACACCACTACCTATATCCCCAATTGATAATGCCTCACCATACCATTGACCATTAGTTGTAAGAACCGTAACAGGGTCTGTATTAATTTTCCACGATCCAGCACCTCTTGTAACTTCTAATTCCCCATCAACGGTTGCGTCCACCGAAACTGTCACATTACCCGTTACCGCTAAAGTGGTCCCATTAAATGTTAAGTTTGGTTCTGAATTTGCCGAATTTGCCGTTCCGTTAGCGGTTAATACGTTATTATCGGTTGTTGGTGAAATGGTTGTGAACCCTGTACCACTAGAACCCGCACTTCCTGAGGATCCTGAAGAACCTCTAGTACCCGATGTCCCACTAGACCCTGACGACCCACTTGACCCTGACGATCCGCTAGAACCTGATGTTCCACTATTACCTGAACTACCACTAGATCCTGAAGTTCCCGTATTACCTGAACTACCACTAGATCCTGATGTACCTGTGTTTCCTGAAGTTCCGCTCGACCCACTTGTACCCGCAGCTCCCGATGCTCCTGAAGAACCACTAGTCCCTGAAGTACCACTAGATCCTGATGTCCCCGTATTACCTGACGATCCGCTCGACCCTGACGAACCTCTTGTCCCCGATGTACCACTTGAACCACTATTACCTGACGATCCGGATGTGCCTGTATTTCCTGATGACCCCGATGTTCCATTCGCACCACTCGTACCTGAACTACCACTTGTCCCACTATTACCTGAAGAACCTGACGTTCCGCTATTTCCTGAAGAACCACTAGAACCTGATGTTCCACTATTTCCTGAAGAACCACTACTTCCACTTGTTCCTGAAGAACCCGATGTTCCGCTATTACCCGATGAACCACTTGATCCTGAAGTACCATTTGCTCCGCTTGTTCCACTAGAACCCGATGTTCCACTATTTCCTGAAGAACCACTTGATCCTGATGTTCCATTTGCTCCGCTTGTTCCTGAAGAACCTGATGTTCCGCTATTACCTGAACTACCACTACTTCCACTTGTTCCTGAAGAACCTCTTGTACCCGAAGTACCGCTCGAACCTGATGACCCACTTGAACCTGACGATCCACTTGAACCTGATGTTCCGCTATTACCTGAACTACCACTACTTCCACTTGTTCCTGAAGAACCTGACGTTCCACTATTACCCGAAGAACCGCTAGACCCCGAAGTACCATTTGCGCCACTCGTTCCTGAGCTCCCTGATGTTCCACTATTACCTGATGAACCACTTGAACCTGATGTTCCACTATTACCTGATGAACCACTCGTACCACTCGTTCCTGAAGAGCCTGATGTTCCACTATTACCCGATGACCCTGAAGTACCTGCAGAACCACTTGATCCTGAAGTACCATTTGCGCCGCTCGTACCACTAGAACCTGAAGTTCCACTATTTCCTGAAGAACCGCTAGACCCCGATGTTCCATTTGCTCCTGAAGTACCGCTAGTACCGGACGAACCTCTTGTTCCTGAGGTACCACTCGATCCCGAACTACCTGATGATCCTGACGACCCACTAGATCCGGACGTTCCGCTATTTCCTGAAGAACCTGAAGTCCCACTTGTACCGCTAGAACCTGAAGTTCCACTATTTCCCGAAGAACCGCTAGAACCTGAAGTCCCACTATTACCTGAAGAACCACTACTACCTGCAGACCCTGAACTACCACTGGTTCCTGACGTACCTGAAGACCCGCTCGTACCGCTATTACCCGATGAACCTGAAGACCCCGCACTTCCGCTAGATCCAGATGTTCCTGAGCTACCTGATGTTCCGCTATTTCCGCTTGAACCTGAAGACCCCGCACTTCCGCTAGATCCACTCGTACCCGAACTTCCTGAAGTACCGCTATTTCCACTTGAACCTGAAGAACCGCTAGATCCGTTTGTTCCACTAGTACCTGATGTACCTGACGAACCTCTAGTACCTGAGGTACCACTTGATCCGGACGAACCTGATGAACCACTCGAACCTGCAGAACCGGATGTACCCGATGTTCCGCTTGAACCTGAAGTCCCACTATTTCCTGATGATCCGCTCGTCCCTGAAGAACCTGATGTTCCACTATTTCCTGAAGATCCGCTAGATCCCGCACTACCGCTAGACCCTGACGTACCACTTGTTCCTGAAGAACCCGAAGTTCCACTATTACCTGAACTACCACTTGAACCTGATGTACCACTAGAACCATTTGTCCCACTAGTTCCTGATGTGCCTGATGATCCTCTTGTTCCTGATGTACCGCTTGAACCAGCAGACCCTGAACTACCTGAAGAACCCGCAGAACCAGATGACCCACTTGTTCCTGACGTTCCGCTAGTACCACTAGAACCAGATGTACCACTATTTCCTGAAGAACCGCTTGATCCTGATGTTCCGCTATTACCACTTGAACCTGAGCTTCCTGATGTACCACTTGTGCCTGAGCTTCCTGATGTACCACTTGAACCGGCAGACCCTGAACTACCTGAAGAACCGGATGTTCCACTATTTCCTGAAGACCCACTTGAGCCTGATGTACCGCTTGTTCCTGAAGAACCAGATGTTCCACTATTTCCACTTGAACCTGAACTACCACTTGATCCTGCAGAACCCGAAGTACCACTATTACCCGAACTACCACTACTTCCACTTGAACCACTAGTTCCTGATGTACCGCTTGAACCAGCAGACCCTGAACTACCTGAAGAACCACTTGTTCCCGCACTTCCACTAGCCCCTGATGTTCCACTCGTACCTGAACTTCCTGATGACCCTGCACTTCCGCTAGATCCCGAACTACCTGATGTCCCGCTCGACCCGTTTGTTCCACTTGTTCCTGAAGTACCTGATGAACCACTTGAACCCGCACTTCCGCTAGATCCTGAAGTACCACTATTTCCACTTGAACCTGAGGACCCTGCAGAACCTGAAGTTCCACTTGACCCTGATGTTCCACTATTTCCACTTGAACCTCCCGTACCACTACTACCTGAGCTTCCGGCAGATCCTGATGTTCCACTCGTTCCTGAACTTCCTGATGTCCCGCTATTTCCACTTGACCCTGACGTTCCGCTCGTACCACTAGACCCCGAAGTTCCACTATTACCTGAAGACCCACTTGACCCTGCACTACCCGCAGAACCTGAACTTCCTGATGAACCCGCACTACCGCTAGTTCCGGATGTACCACTACTTCCTGAAGACCCTGATGTGCCGCTAGTCCCACTATTTCCTGAAGAACCTGAAGAACCACTACTACCCGCAGAACCGGATGTTCCGCTTGGACCTACAATGTCCCAATTGGTGTTATCACTTTGGATATATAATGAACCGTATTGTAATAATGTTTTTGTTGATGACCCGTCAATAGTTTGACCTCCTGTTGTTGCAACAGTTATTGTTCCTGAACCACTATTTTTAATTACGAAAACTTGACCTTGTATCCCTACCGCAGTTGGTAAGGTTACGGTAAATGTTCCTGAAACACAATCAACTAAATAGTTTTCTGTATTTACAGTGTATGTTGCACTCACCGCAGAATACGGTAAAATGACACCTCCTAAAGATTTTAGGCCGTTACGGGCTACAAATTTATTACTCATATAGTTTTTCTTTTTTCCCTATCCAAAAGAAAAGTCGTATTTATGTTTTTATTTAATAAATACTAGATAAGTAAACTTTATACCTTTTTATTTAAAAATATACTTTTAGTTAGATAGTAGTATCCTAACATGGACTAATATATCCCATGTCCCACCACCAATCGAAGCGTCGAAATAAAGTGTAGATGCCGATACAGTTACCTTCCAAATGAAGTCATTAGTTGTCCCGTTTAAATCAGGAGATGAGACATCTGTAGAATCCGCACTACTACCATCCCAAACAACATATACTTGTCCCATTCTTTTAGCACCATTATCTCTTGTGACACAATATTCAAAAAATGCCGCACAACCTAAATCAGTACTAAACGATAATATATTTTGACTGGCAGAAACATTATTATCGGTCGTTGTATTAACTAAATGATATCCTAATTGTCTAAAATCACCATTATCGGTTAACATTGAACCATCAAATGTTAAGTTAGGTTCGGCAACAATGCCACCCGCACCATCAGAGGTTAATACTTCATTATCACTTCCAGGTACCGTTGGGGAAACTCCTGAAGTACCGCTTGAACCTGAAGTACCACTAGTACCTGATGAACCTCTAGTACCAGAAGTACCTGAAGAACCACTAGACCCTGAACTACCACTTGTCCCTGATGTTCCACTTGTACCTGAACTACCACTTGTCCCTGATGTTCCGCTAGTTCCTGAAGACCCACTCGTCCCATTTGCTCCTGAGGTACCACTAGACCCTGACGATCCACTTGAACCTGAATTACCACTTGTTCCTGATGTTCCGCTAGTTCCTGAAGACCCACTTGATCCCGAACTACCTGATGAACCTGAACTTCCAGCGGTACCACTAGTACCTGAAGAACCACTTGTTCCACTAGCACCTGATGTTCCTGAACTACCACTTGTTCCTGCAGACCCTGATGTTCCACTTATACCTGAAGTTCCGCTAGAACCACTTGATCCTGAACTACCGCTCGTACCCGAAGTTCCGCTAGTTCCTGAAGTACCACTTGTCCCTGAAGAACCTGCACTTCCACTTGACCCCGAGGAACCTGACGTTCCACTCGTACCTGTTGAACCCGAACTACCTGACGTTCCACTAGATCCCGATGTCCCGCTACTTCCTGAGGAACCTGACGACCCACTAGATCCAGAAGACCCACTTAAACCTGAAGTTCCTGATGTACCTGAAGATCCACTTGACCCTGCAGACCCTGAAGAACCACTTGACCCCGCAGATCCAGATGTTCCTGAACTACCTGACGATCCGGTACTTCCGCTAGAACCTGATGTTCCACTTATACCTGAAGTTCCGCTAGAACCACTTGAACCAGCCGAACCACTACTACCACTTGATCCTGAAGTTCCGCTAGACCCTGAAGACCCCGTACTACCACTTGAACCTGACGTTCCGCTAGTACCTGAAGACCCTCGAGTTCCACTCGTACCGGAACTACCTGAAGACCCTGCACTTCCACTTGATCCTGATGAACCTGAAGTTCCACTTGTTCCTGATAAACCCGCACTCCCACTACTTCCTGATGAACCATTTGTACCACTAGTTCCTGATGTACCTGAAGAACCCGAACTACCTACTAAGTAAAAATCTAAACAATAGACAACCCCCGGATTTGGTACAAACCCTATTCCTGAAATATGAGATACTCCAAAGGTATGATAAGTACCTGAATCTGTATTCGATGTTATACTAAAGAAAAATGGTCCGTTGGATCCATCTAACCTCACTATTGTACCAACAGTGATAGAATCTAAATACGAATCCAAATCCGTACCACTATTTGTTTGGTCACTTACGTATAAAGTATTTGTTGATGGTCCTAATCCAACACTACCATTTGTAATTAATGTTCCTAAACCTGGTGGGATACCCTCACCCCAATACCAACATCCTACGGCAGATGAGTTACCGCTAGTTCCTGATGAACCACTAGACCCTGACGTACCACTTGTTCCTGAAGTTCCGCTAGATCCTGAAGACCCGGCACTACCACTCGATCCCGACGAACCTGAACTACCACTTGTTCCGGAAGAACCACTTGAACCCGCAGAACCTGAACTTCCTGATGTTCCACTTGTTCCTGAAGTTCCACTTGTTCCTGAAGAACCTGCAGACCCACTTGAACCTGCAGTTCCCGATGTGCCACTTGTTCCTGAAGAACCGCCAGTACCACTTGTTCCTGAAGAACCGCCAGTACCACTTGTTCCCGCACTACCTGACGAACCTGAACTACCACTTAATCCACTAGTTCCACTTGAACCCGAACTACCTGATGAACCACTTGAACCCGAACTACCTGACGTTCCGCTAGTGCCCGATGACCCTGATGTGCCACTAGATCCCGATGACCCTGACGCTCCTGAAGAACCTGATGTCCCACTCGAACCGTTGGTTCCGTTTAAACCACTAACTCCTGAAGTTCCTGCAGTACCTGATGTTCCACTTGTTCCTGATGTCCCACTAGATCCACCACTACCCGATGTCCCCGAACTACCTGAAGAACCACTCGATCCTGAACTTCCTGAAGAACCACTCGACCCTGAACTTCCTGATGTGCCGCTCGTTCCTGATGTACCTGAACTTCCGCTTGAACCCGCAGAACCTGAACTTCCGCTAGTTCCTGATGTTCCGCTAGTTCCTGATGTTCCGCTCGAACCACTTGTTCCTGACAAACCTGATGACCCACTTGATCCCGCACTACCTGACGTACCACTACTACCTGACGTACCACTTGATCCCGAACTACCACTTGAACCCGAGCTACCACTACTACCACTTGAACCCGCAGAACCTGCACTTCCACTTGATCCTGATGTTCCTGCACTACCACTACTACCACTTGAACCTGCAGAACCCGATGTTCCCGCACTCCCGCTAGTACCTGATGTGCCACTTGTACCCGATGTGCCTGAATTACCGCTTGAACCCGCAGAACCTGAACTTCCGCTTGAACCCGCAGAACCTGAACTACCACTAGACCCTGATGTACCTGACGTTCCACTTGTTCCTGTTGAACCTGAAGAACCACTTGAACCTGATGTTCCGCTAGTACCTGAACTACCATTAGCACCTGAAGTCCCACTCGTACCCGAAGACCCTGAAGTCCCTGAGGTACCGCTAGACCCTGTTGACCCACTAGACCCCGATGTACCACTTGTTCCACTTGTACCCGATGTACCACTTGTTCCAGAAGACCCGTTAATACCGCTTGTTCCTGAAGAACCTGAAGAACCTGAAGAACCTGAAGAACCCGAAGATCCTGACGTACCTGATGTCCCACTCGTTCCTGATGAACCACTAGTACCACTAGTACCACTATTACCACTCGTTCCAGAAGACCCGTTAATACCACTCGTTCCTGATGAACCTGATGATCCTGAGCTTCCACTTGAACCTGAGCTTCCGGTTGAACCTGAGGTTCCTGATGTCCCTGATGTTCCACTTGTTCCTGTTGAACCACTAGACCCCGAAGTACCTGAATTTCCACTAGACCCACTTGAACCGCTAGAACCTGATGTCCCTGATGTCCCACTTGTTCCTGTTGAACCTGAGCTCCCTGAAGTACCTGATGTTCCACTTGTTCCTGTTGAACCTGAGCTCCCTGAAGTACCTGAATTTCCACTAGACCCACTTGAACCGGTAGAACCTGACGACCCTGAAGTCCCGCTTGTTCCTGAAGTCCCGCTTGTTCCTGAAGTTCCACTTGATCCTGACGAACCTGAACTTCCACTCAACCCGCTTGTTCCTGACGAACCTGAACTTCCACTTGAACCTGCAGAACCCGATGTTCCACTTAATCCTGAAGTTCCACTTGATCCTGATGAACCTGAGCTTCCACTTAATCCTGACGAACCTGAACTTCCACTCAACCCGCTTGAACCCGCAGAACCTGAACTTCCGCTTGAACCCGCAGAACCTGAACTTCCTGACGTTCCTGATGTTCCTGAGGTACCGCTTGAACCTGCAGACCCGCTTGATCCCGACGAACCTGAACTACCACTTAAACCTGATGTGCCTGAACTACCTGATGAACCACTTGACCCCGAAGACCCCGAAGACCCACTTGTCCCTGATGAACCATTTGTTCCATCGACACCACTTAAACCTGAACTTCCGCTAGAACCGGCATTACCACTCGTTCCGGAACTACCACTTGACCCTGAGGAACCTGAAGAACCACTACTACCTGATGAACCAGATGTCCCTGAACTACCACTTGAACCTGAGGAACCTGAACTTCCACTAGACCCACTCGTTCCGCTAGAACCTGATGAACCACTACTCCCATTTGAAGTTATTCCAGTAATTGAAACAACTCCGTTATCTGTTCTGTATAACTCGATAGTACTACTTGCCGAGAAGTAAGTCCCGCCGGTTACGTAAATGTCTGTAAACCCCGTTAAAAACCCGTTTACGTTAAATGTACCACCTGTATTATTTGTAAATGTTGCAACACCGTTATTTGGATTATACGTACCACCTGTAACGAATATTTCAGGAGGTAACCCTAAATAAGTCGTAGCTGAAAATGTACCATTAACCGTTAATCCGGTCATGGTATTTATTGTGGCATTATATGTACCACCGGTAACATCTAATATTGTGAACGTATTATTTAAATAAGTAAAACCACTTATTCCTGTACCCGTACCTGAACCCGCACATGTTCTAAACTTTCTCCAAGTCGAGGTTTCGTCACCTCCGTTGTAACCTTCAATTGTATTACCCGTCCACATATTAACGAATGCGGCTCCTGCAACACTATTACTTTTAACGGTAGTACCAAAATCAGAAAAAACTACACTTGGTCCACCAGGACCCGATGCTGCAACGGCATTATTCCAAACGGTTTGATAATTTTGTAAATGAAATTGGTATACACAATCAGTTTCATGAACATAGGCAAGCATACCTAATCTTCTTCTACCTGAAGAAATATTATCAGAACCTAAAGTTATAACATTAGGTGAAAATATACTACCGGAACCAACTTGTAATTGTATTGGAATTGTATTACCTGAGTTCTCAATATATCCCGTAGTTCCTGAAGGGACAGTGAAGAATAAATCAGATAAATTATACACCTCCATAAAACCACCAACACCCAACACACTAATATTAGTGCCGTAAGTGCTTGTTCGTAAAACCGAAGGAGCACCTAATACGTTAATGGGGGTTATTGGATTTTTATATATTCCTGACATAGTCTGTTAATTTTATTATTGTGTATCATTACCTCTGAAATAAATAGCATTTGTATTTAATATTTTGAATATCTGATAAGGGAATGTTGTATAAACTTTATACGTACCAGAAGGAATTGTTGACCCTGTGTACGTGAATGTGTAAGAGTAAATTGTTGACTCAGTATTAACTTCAGTTAACACGTTAGGGTCACCGTTAGTACTAATATCTATTTTAACTTGAGTTTCGCCATTAGTTGCAATTAATGGTATCATCCAAGTGTACCATGCTTGACCACTAACTGTATTTGCAGAAACCTGAGTTGTTAAGAAGTTGTAAGCATTAATTGGGTTACCATAATCGTCAACTCCTCCAGATACTTGAGGAACTGTTTGTGTGATAATCTCAGGGAATTCATTATTAGTCCATCCTGCATAATCAACATACAAGTTCATATCAATATTAAATTGTGTTTGGTCTTGAGCCGGTTGAGAAGAGTTAGAGAATCCGAAGAAATTCGATCCTTCATCATACATCCAAGTACCAATATCTTCTGAACCACTTAATGGTTCGATGAATAAATATGCAAAATTGTTCACGAACGGAGTTGGTGTTGGGGTTGGTGTTGGACTTGTAGTCGGTGTTGGTGTTGGACTTGTAGTCGGTGTTGGTGTTGGAGTGGCTGTAGGTCTTGGTGTTGCCGATGCGGTTGGAGTAGGTGTTGGGTTAGGGATTGGTATTGGTAATGGACTTCTTCCTGATCCACAACATAAAGAATTATCAACAAAGGATTCTAAAATTGTTATAAACAATTCATCCCTTAAAGGTAAAATCACCGAACCCTGAGAAGTCTCAATACTAAACTCACCTTTAAATCTTCCAACTTTTAATGTATTTTTTTCGCTAAACTGATAATATATTGAATTATTCTCCAATGAGTATATACAAGGAGCACTTGCGATACGATATATCCCCGTATCAACATTAATCATAGAAAAATATATGGTAGCCCCCGTTAAATCACTATAAACGTAATTGTAATCTAATTTTCCGTCTTTAATTAAGTCTATTTCGAGATAGGGTAGCGTACTTTTCTTGCGAATAAAAAATTCCATACAGATAAATACTTCCAAAAAGAAAAGGTGTCCGTAAAGAACACCTTTCTTAGATTCTAGAACACCCCCCTTTCTTTAAAGGTTTATGAAAACTCAATACTACTTTTGTTTTCAGATTGTTATTGTATTATCCGACAACAACAAAACGGATATCTTTAATTTTTTAATTTTGTCATTATCTCATGAAATGAATTTGAAACTAAATGTCTATTATACCCATTACTCACCAAAGATTCTTTCTCATCTCGTAAGTAATTTTCCAATATTTTTTTATCTGATTTTTTTGATGTGTCGAAACCTTCTAAAATAAAATTAAATCTATTGTTGATGATTAAAGACTCACTTAAATTTTGTGATTTCTTTTGGTTATGTTCTAACACAACTTTTTTTATTGTAGTTGATAGTCCCATAAGTTTTTTATTATAAATATCTTGATTATTTAATTCTTCATTCAAATTAAGTTGATAATTTAACAAACGTCCGTTTGGATTACGCATAAGTAGAATATTTTCTTTACCTATTTTTCTAACAAACTTCTTATCGTCTTTAAATTTAGACCAACAATATTCCAAACTTTTTTTAGTCGGTTCTAATTGTGATCTCGTTTTTAGTATTTCACTTTTTAATTCGTCTTGGTGTAATTTTACTAGGTCTTTACCATAGTCAACGAATTGGTCAGTACAGAATTCTTCCATACTAACTTTACCTTTCATTTGTTCTAATCTTCCACTTAATAAATCACTAATAGTTTTATTATACTCACTATTTTTAATACCATTAACAAACATATTATAGTACCAAGCATTGTTATATTTTTTATCGGCAATATTCATACTATTAAATTCAATAGTTTCTGTTTCACTACCTTTAAGGGTTTTATTAGGATTTAATGTTAAATTTAATTTAGTATTCGGTCCATTAACCTCAAACTCATCAATTTTAAAAGTATATGCTTGGTCATCGGTATCACCATAAAAGGCAAACAATGAGTACTTCCCATAAATTACATCATCAAAAGTAAACTCCCCTTGGTTATCTGAGAATGTTTCAAAAAACTGTTTACTGTTTTCTTTACTTATAATTTGTATAAATGCCTTTGGTAACACCCCAGAAAATTCTTTAGTCTTACCATCAAATTCTATGGTTGATTCGTAATATGTTGTACCAATGACATTTCCGCCTTTTTTAATCCCTAAAGACGTGTCAGTATCTACTTCAGTTTTGTTTCCTGATTTTGTTTTATTGTATTCAATTACGTTATCTATTTTCTCGCCACTTTCTAATGTTACACTAATAACACCTAATGCCGTTTGCTTAAATTCACCCTTTAAAACTAAACCTGTTTTAGTAAATGTTATAACACCTTTACCTTGTATGTTCCCATTATAAAACGTACCTTTATAACCCATACCCATAGATTTGGAATAGACTTGCCCTTGACCTCCAATCATACCGTCAATAAATTCACCCTGATAAACCCAATCATCGGGAAGACTAACAAAATACCCTTTAGCATTTGTTAAGGTACCTTTCATAAACTTATTTCCCTTTTCCTCGTCACCTTTGAAGTATCTTGGTATTGTAAGTGGAGGTATTTCACTATAATAACTACCCTTGAAATCACCCCTATCTCCGGTTTCACCAGTGTCAGTCTCAATCATTTTAAACTTATCAAAACAACCATTAACTGTGACATTATAACCATCTACGTTTCCGGCAAAAGTTGCCCAACCAAATTCAGGAATTTCACTTAAGGTACCAAACTTTTTTAGATTAACATAAGACCCATTACCACCACATCCTTTCCATGTACTTCGGTATTTTTCTAATTCCTCCGCAACATTAGGATCAACACTTTCAGTGACAAGATTATATCTTGATCGTATATGTTTTTTTTCCTCCTCAGTTAAATTGAATAGTTTTTTCATTTTCTGATAAATAGTTTGGATAAGTATTAATTTTAGAATCTATTGTAAATCCCTAACTTACCTTTATATTTTTTTTCACATTTATCCAAAACATAATCAACAATATTTTGGTGGTCGTCAGAAATATCAGAATCAGATTTAGCCAAATAAATCGAACGACAAAAACCTCTTTGTAGACTTACTTTAGGTGAGTTATCAACCAAAGAATCAAAAAACTCTTTAGTTGGTTTTAATTTATAGATTATAATCTTATCGTTAAAAACGGAGTTTATTTCGCTTTCTGTGTAAAAATCCTTAAAAAACGGGTACGGGGTTTCAGGTGACCATCCTTGTGTCATCTTTTCTCTAACCTTACTTTTAATTTTTACTGGTAAGTTTTCTAAACCTAAAACCTCATTTGTCTTCAGTTTTTGGACTGCGGTTTCCTCTTTTTTTTTTAATCCTGTTTCAGGATTTTCTTTAGTTTCAGGTTCTTTATCAGCGGGAACTTTTTTAGTTAGATTCATATTAGCAAGTTCTTTTTTACTAAAAGTACCCTTAACTAAAAACCAGTTACCATCGGCAGGACGAGCTACGGACCATATTTCCATCTCTCCTCTACCTTCTCTAAGTGACTGTAAAACTTTCGCCAATCCATCGACAGTAATAGATTCTGTTAGATGGGCTAAATCTTTAGTGAACATAATTTTAACAACGTCTTCATGGGTGTCGATTACCGCACGAACAAAAGCATCATCTTCATCATATTTTTTTCTGTAATGGTCAATTCTGTCCATTACATCTTCCATGTTAATTTTAACATCTTTGTATTCTGCAGTTTCATCATTGTATGATTGAAACTTGAAAGTATCCTTCCAGTGCTTATAGTTATCTTCGTCGAATCTTTTACTCATATCTGTTATTTTTTATATTTTTCAACAAATGTTGAAAGGTTATTATATTCTCTATCTGTATTTGTATTTAAATCTGAGAACTTAGGTGTTACCCAAACAATTTCTCCATTGTCTTTTATAGTTTCTAATACCGCACTTGTGGTTGATGGGTATTTTGTTAATGCAATTAAAACTAAATAATCCCCATCTTTAGATGTTAACACTATTGACCCAACATCACTTTTTGGTATGTTGTTTTCGTTTACGCCACTATCTAATTTACCATATAATTGGTCTAAACTATTTAATTGAGTTAAACCTTCCGTACCCATTCTAGTCAATTCTTTTTGTTTTTCTCTTACTAATTCTAAAAAATCTTTAGGTACCTTAGGTATGTATTTTAAACTATTTTTAAGGAATACCGCATCATCTTCTGTGATATCTCCACTAGTTACCAAGCCGTCTATTCTGTTTTTAAATAACGTCATGTTATTTAAATCATTATTCTCAATTTTATTAACAAAAACCGGTTGCAACCCCCTCTTTTTTAATCTCTCATCTTTTAATTTTGCTTGGTTATAGTCCTCTTCCAAATCTTTGTTTATACTATCTGTTGTTTTTTCATTGGCGATACGAGTAGCCATTTCCTCTTTTGTCTCACCATCACTTTTATTAGTATAACCCCATAGAGTTATTAAATCGTAAATCGTGTCATCGGCTAACCCTGGTTGGGCTAATAGTGCCGCTTCCCACCATTCGTCGGATCCACCAATTCCAGTAACTAAAGAAATGACTCCCTTACCCATTATATGGTCTAAGACTCTCGGTCCAACATATTCACCTAAAACATTAAGTAATGGGTTGTCAGAATAAACCTTGTCTCCTTTTAGACCCTTACTTTTTATAAAACCGTCGTAAGCTGCTTCCATAAGACCCGCAGCCGTAGGTAATAAAACATAAGATATAAACATAACACCAGAAACGTATTTAGCGGTCGACGCACTAGTAAATCCTTTAGTCACTAAATACCTTTCAACATCTTTAGGTGTTCTAAAAGTACCACTAACAAATAAAGAGAAAAGCCTATCTCTATTTTTCAAAGTATTTTTTAAAATTGATTCAAATGTTGAATTTGTAACATTGTCCAATTTTGGTGCGATTGTGGCTTCAGTTTCTTTAATACTAGCATATACATCTTTAGGTGTTTTTGTTCCTGTTGCCTTTGCACCTGCATTAAATAACTCATCTATCGATGAATAAAAATAAGTTGACTCCTGGTCTTCAATTGCCTTAACAAATAATTTAAATTGTTCTAGTTCAACACCAGTTAATTTTGTTTCCGCATTTTTAACAAAAAGTTCCCATAGTTCTTTTAAACTCATTTCAAACCCTGTCTTAGGACTAAGAGGTGTTGATGAGTTTTTAAGTTTAACTAACTTATCTTTAATTTCTCTAATATATGTTTTATTGGCTTTACCACCTGAATTAACAAATTGACCAAAACCTGTATTGACTGCATCTTGGAATTTGTTGGAATAAAAATTAAACGTCGGGGTTAAATCACCAGTTTTTATTAAATTCTGTAATTTATATACTTGAGCCTCAAACGCGGCAATCCACCATCTATAAAGAGGTCGATAAACATTTATATAAAATTTATCAAACCAATTATATTTTTTTGAAATTTGTTGTATGTCTTTACCAAAATCTCTTAAACTTTTATCGTATTCTTTAAATGGATTCTTTTTACTTCCTGTATCAGAAAGTTGTTGAGGTAAGTCTAATGGTTCACGTAACTTCGGTGGTGTAATAACTCCCGCAGCATCATCTATTCTACCTGAACTTCTAAATTGCTCAATTAGACTTTTAATCTCAGGTTCATTCTTAAATCTACCATCAAAAAAGTCTATAAATTCTTTAGCCATGTCGTCAGTGAAGTTCGTACCTTGTCTCCCTAACGCCTTTGTACAGTAATCGTACGCCCACATTATTTGTGAGTTATTAAAATCGGTTAAATTCAGAATTACATTAGGATTTCTAAAATTATTCTCTAATTGAGACTTCCAAAAAGCTAAAACCGCATCATAACCTCTTTGAGCGTTCGGTAATGAACCTTCCTTAAACATTTTACTGATAACTCCCTGTGTTAATTTTTGTATTTGAGCCTCAGGAATCGTTTTCATTGCTTCCACAAATTTAGCAACATTTGGCTGTCCGCTATTCGCCACAATGTCATCTATTTTTCTACTAATTGCCAAATCATCAGCTAACTGAATTACGTTATTATCAAAATTAGTCTTAGTATATTTAGTTCTAATCGAACTCATTAAATCACTGTTTGACTTTAAAGTTCTGATAGCATCGTCAGCTTCTTGTCTAGTCATTTTACCTTGGGCTACTAATATATCTGCAGCATCATCGAACACATTATCTACACTTGAAGCCGTGGTTTTTATTAAATTTTTAATTAAATTAACCATAAGACCTTGTTCAGAGATAATAGGTTTAACCCCCATTAAATCTTGTATTCTAGCGACCTCATTTAATATATTAGATTTTTTCATCTTTTGCATTTTAATATAAATATAAACTACTTTAGTTAGTACGTCATTTTGTACTTACCAAATATTTCATTAAATTCTTCCTCTGACATATCATCAGTATTTTTTAAACTATTAGTTACGTCTTTAACTAGTTTATCTCTATTCGTTTTATCTTGTTCAAGAGCATCCTCAACTAATTTTTCGTCTAATAATAATTTATCTTTTTCTTTTAGGTATTTATCATATGCAGACTTAACTTCAGCAATCCTTAATTCATCAAAGTTTTCACCTGTAATATTTTTAATTGTGCCGTATTTTTTACTTTTCAAATCATTTATTAATTGGGTAAGTGTATCTGAACCAACGACACCGTCTACTTTTAAACCGTTTTGTTTTTGATATAACTTAACAAGTTCTTCAGTTGCTTTATCGAAGGTACCGTAGTTTACTGACCCTATTTTTCCAAAACCAAATGCTCCTGATTTTGTAATATCTTTACCAACAAATAATTTAACATTATGTGTTGTTTGGTCAAACATAGTAACTCTCATTATTACAACACTTTTTAAATTACCAAAATTATATGTAAGAACTTTTGAGTTATTACTATTACTTATGGTTTTAATTAATTTACCTGTTGACGTATACAATGAAATATTATTAATATTTTCAGAATTATTAATAGTTAATACGTTATTTTTAATATTATAATTAGGAACTTTTAAGTTTGTGTCTAATTTTGCAGCAATTAAGATAAATTGGATTATCAATACGTCCGTATTGTAATAACCATATTTAGTACTATATGATTTATTTTCGTTTTTTGCTTTTCGTAACTGTTGAATAAATAACGAGTTGTCTGTCTTAACTGATTCTAATTTGTCTTTTACTGCGGCAATTTCACAAGGACTGGTGAATGGTTGTACATACTTACCTGCCTCCCCAACCGCTTTTAATATTTTCCAATCAGACTGAGTTAACGCTTCTAAAGGTATCGTATTACATATACCCATATGTTTAGCAATTGCATCCCATGTATAAAATGAACCACCAATTTGTAAACCTAACCTTGTGGTAAAATTGGCACTTAATCGTCCCGTTTTTATTAATTTTAATATGAACTTTAAAATATCGCTAGATTTTGCAGATTTACTTATTAATTGTTTGGTAAACTGTCTAGCCATACCTATCTTAGAAAGTCTAGTGTACTTACCTCCGTTAGCGGTAACATTTGCTGCTAACTCAAGTTCACCTTTACTAAAGTTAGTTTGTTTTAGTGCGATTTTTTTGATTAATGATGGTCCATATTTAGCAACTAACATTTCCAAACCACTGTCTAAAGGACCCGCAAATGCAAATATTAATGCCAATCCAGCCGCGTAATCATTTTCGTCAGCATATTTGTAAATCGCAGCATCCAAAGACTCAATACCAAATGATAATGCCGACCTAAGTAACCACGTCCCAATACCCACACCAGGTATAAATGATGTCGCAATAGACACAAGAGGTAAAACAATATGTGCCACTTCTCTTGTAAAAGGTGGAAGGATTTCTTTAGCTGTTGAGTCGAAAGGGACCTCAAAATCGTAAGTCTCATTAGGATTAAATTTTTGTAACACCTTTTGGTACTCCTCCAACCAATAATCATTAAATTGCCATTGCATTTCTTGACCAAGACCTGTTGGTGAGTTTCTTTTCCACTCGGACCCCCAAGAACCTAATGAAAATTCCTGACCTTGTATAAATTGTAGAACGGTTTTACCTTGTTCTTGTGGGTAACACCCATATATAAAAACAAGTAATATTACGTAGGCTTCTTTTGATTTTATTAATTTTAAGGCGTCTAAGATAATATCTTCTTTAGTCCCATTAGTATCGATTTGTCCTTTTAAGATTAAAAATACTTTCTTTGCTGTTTTTTCAAAATCTTTAGTAAGTGGTGCATTTAAAAGTGCTTTACAATTCTGTTCTATTTTTTTTTCAGTTTCTCTTTTTTCCCTATCAGCCTTTATCTCTGCATCGCTTTTACCAGGTGTTGTGCCGAAGTTTGGTGCACCAATAACAGATTGTTCAGATAATGTCTTAGATCTCTCATAACTGATTAATCTAATTTGTTTTAATATGTCTTCACTTATTAATTTATCCATTACTTGTAATTTTTTCCTGTTGGTCCCATTGTTCTACCCGACGCCCATTTTGTTGGACCTATTGGGTTACCTTTACCTCTCGTTGTTTTATCTTCACGTTTTGCACTTGTAATTGGATTTCCAGGACCTCTAACCGCACCGGTTTCCCATGGAGTCATAGAGCTACCTGTATCCGATGAGGTATCAGTAGTTGTGTCAGTTGTTTCTGGTGTGTCTTCTTGCTCAACTATTTCCTCATCCATACCGTCCACAGCATTATCGTCATCCGTAGGACCTGTTTGTTTGATTTGTTGGTCACTACCTGTTTTAGCCCTATTTAATTGAACGTCAATGTTAGGTGCCTCGTTTAGAAACATTATATTTCTAATACGCATGATATTTTCTTGTAGGTTTTTCACTTATTATAAATAGTTTTAATTATAAAAAAGGTTTAACCTTTATATTGTAAATGGAAATGGGGGCCTGTAGACGCATCTGAAGGATTCAGATACTCATCAATATATCCAAATCCCGAATATAGATCTTTATAGTTGTCCATTAGTTTTTTAAATCCGGAATGAAACTGTGAACCTAAAGTTAAATCCAACGCTCTACCTTTTGTATGTAAACTCTCATACTCCAAGTTATGGTGGAAATTATCATTACCACTTGTAATGTATATGTCCGCATTAGGCTCAATTTCTTGATAATCTTTTAGTAATTCCAAAACAATACCTAAGAAAGTACCATTAAGTTCACCACCACTATTTACATCTTCACCATTATTTTTTAATCCAAACCCTAATGATTTAATATTCGATTTGAATTCATCTGCCCCGACTGTTTTTGCATCTTTTTCAATCTCATCTTCATTAGGAATTTCACCCATTAAAAATTTAGATAAATCATTATCATCAAAGCCTTTAATTTTTAATTCATAAAAAATAGATTCTAATGTTTCATCATCGGCAACACCAGTCATGGACAATCCGTTATCTGCTTGGAAATCCCTAACAGCTCTTTCAGTATTTTGGGTGTACCGACCATCAGTATTAATATTACTATACCCTAAGAACTTTAAAGCCACTTGTATCATTTCAATATCACCCATATAATCAGAAGACATGTCGGTACTATAGTCATTACCTGAATTAACAATATCCTCAAAATTTTCTAAAAATTCATATATGGTATCAAAATCGGCGTCTTCATCAATATCTAAATCAACAAAAACCTCTGGTTTCATTAATGGTTCATTATCAATAGTTGCGATATCTGACATTGGTGAAATAAATGCATCTATATATGATTTTAAGTTAGATATTACTTTACTACCTTTAATTAGTCTTTCATCTCCAATTAAAGGGTAGTCCCCAACAACTTTAACTTTATCTTTTTTAATTAAATTGTAAAATACGATTGCGTTTTCTTCTAACTCTAAAACCTCATCTTCAGTTAAATCATATTCATCGATATCTATATACCCCTTCATTAAGTATAATTCGGCGTTAGGAAAAACCCTAAACATTTCATTAATTAATGTTGTTATTGATGAATCAGGTTCAAACATATCGTTAGTACCAATAGAGAAAAATACCTGATTAATATTTTCATATGGCTCGTGAACTACCAATTTTTCAGTTAGTTCATCTATTGTCATTTCAGGGTCGATTAATTCAAAAGGACGTAATAAGTCAGAATTATCAAGGAGATATGCAATTTGGTCTCCAATAACTGCCACCGATGGGTTGTTTTGGAAATCTTCGTTAACCGCCATCATAGTTTTTATCCTACTGATTTGGGAAATAAATTCGTTCATTTTTATTTATATTCTGGTTTAGGTAGTTTCTCCGGGTAAACTACATAATATTCGTTTAAAAAAGTAATTAAAGAATCTTCATTTTCTATATAGTCGTATTCGTCACTTCCCCATTCGTCTTCTTCATCTAATATCTCATCAAAAATTTCAAAGTCCTTAGAGTTATCAAAACCAAATTCCTCGAAGTAAGAATACTCAACGAAATCTTCCCTAATTATATCATCATCGTCCTCTAATAACCTAAATTCAACATTTATTAAATTCTGACTTTTATCTATATAATGTGAAATAATTTCTACGATTTCCATTACATAAAGTTTTTAAATCTCCTAAACATATCTAGTGATTTATTAACACTTTCCGATAACTGCGTTTCTTCTTGGTCTAAAACCGATTCGTCGTCTAATAAATCCTCAAAAGATTTATCTTGAAAATCCTCTTCATATTCATAAACATCTGATGGTCCTTTTGATACGAATTCATATGGTCTTTCACCCATTCCCATTTGAGTCATGGATTGTTGAGGTCCCTCAGAATCGAATTCATATGCCGCGTCTATCTCATCGTAATTTAATGGTTTTGCCGTAATTTCATTTACGCTTTCATTAACGTTATGGTTTGTATATGTTTTCACATTACCGGTATTATCAACAGTAACACCACCTTTATCACCAGCAGCATCATACACAGTTAATGGTGTCATATTTGATGTTACATTACCTGTCGCATAACCATCATAAACGGTTGCGTGTTGTTTTAATATTGTTTGTCTTTCTTCGTCAGACATGATTGAAAATCCTCTCATTAGATTTCTTTATTTATAAATTTATGTGCCTCTTGCATCCAAAACTTTTTTGCGGTATTTGCTAACCTTTGCATTGATCTTTGGATGTTTCTTACACTTACTTCTTTGTTTTCATTTTCTAAAAGTTTCATTGCCGCTCTGATAAATATATCTTTCGTTTCTTGCGACATCTCTATAATTTTTTCTATAATTTCTTCTTGGTCTTCGTCGAACTCCCTTTCGTAAGATTTTAATTTAATATAATCTTTAATATAATCAGGTCCTGACAAAATAAACTTTCCACCTTCAGTGAACATATTATGAGTACCTAATCTTCTTTCTAATTCTAAAAATTGGTATACCTTATTTAATTCTCCTCGATTAAATAAACCTAAAAATTCACCGATACTAACTAAATCATCAACATCTTTAATATTCATTTCGTGTATTGGTTCGATGTCATAATCAGAATCAAGTATCCAAGCATCACTGTCAGGGATAAGTGATAAATTACTCATTACGTTATCATTTTCATCGTACCATTCAACACCATATTGAAATCCAATATCGTTACTTGTAAACTTTGGGGTTTTTTCTATTTTTAGAACTTTACCTTTTATACCAGCACCTAACGACTCCCCATCCATATGGACTAAAACAATTCTATCTCCTTCTTTTAGTTCGGGGTTTAACTTTTTTCTCATAATTATAAATACTACGTTATTAATAAGATTTAAAAACAAAAAACTCAACCGAAGTTGAGTTTTAATAATTTAATTTTTAAATGTTTCGTAATTACCGATTTTTATTCCGTCCCCTCCGGTTACAACAACAATGGATGCGTTCACAAATAGACCCTTTAGTTCAATTTTACAGTCTAATGCTAATGAGTTATAATCGTTTCTATCTAATTGTTCTTTATGTGGTTTAGATTTCATAAAATTCATAAAAAATTCTTTAGCCAATTTTTCATTTGTCATTCCATCCAAGAAATAATATCCATTAGTAATGACTTCAGCATTAGGTGCAAAATCCTTATTAGTGTTATAAAAAATAATTCTATTAGCAAAATTAGGAATGAGGGTATCTTTACCAACATATTTAAACTTGTCAGAACCAACTGTTTCAATTGGAGTTTCTCCGTGAGTAATAACAGATTTGTTAGTACCTGGGGTTTTATTTACCCACACCATATTAAAAAGATAGTTATTGTGGTGTTCACAACCTAAACTAGCGGTTTGATTAACATTTACATCCTTAATCCCATTATGTAGAGTCTTTCTATATTCATTTAAAATTTTAACAAAATAAAACTCAACACTATCTTCAGTTATTTGAGAAAATAAGAATGTTGGTAAAAAAAATAGACAAAAAATTAATGTAGATTTCATAGTGTTTGTTTTCATATTGCTAATATACACATTTTTACGATACTTACGATATTTATTTATAAAAATATTTCAATGGAAGAAGATAAAAAAATATTAGAAGAAATAACACGAATTAGTTTTTTAACCAATTATGACCCTAAAAAAGTTATAAGTGAACAAAAAACTAAGAAGGGCGGTTTTAGTCTTGGTGGTGAATTTGGTAATAAAGAATTTAATTTTAGAGGTAGACAAAGAGATCCAGGAAGAATGAGTCTTGATTTTAGTTATGAAAAAGAACTAGATAAAGGTTTAGATACTGTTGGCGATGTGTTAGGTAAAATGAATGCGGAATTAGGGGGTGATACAGAGTTTAAAAATCTACCAACTGAAACTAAAAATATGTTAGCAAATGGATTTTATAATGCGATTACATTATTAATTAATGGTCAAAAATTACCTAAAGAAGACAAAGAAGGTCTTAAAAAAATTAAAAAATTCTTTAAGAAATCACAAAAATGGAAATTTGATATTATTACTCCTGACGATGCAATTTCTACAGTAGACATTAAAGTTAGCGGTAAGGGTGATATGTCATCTTTAGATACTTTAAATTCTGTGATGACTAGTGAGATAACAAACCTTAATAACAGTAACTCTAATGAAGGGACAATTTTAAGTAAAACTGCAAGTTATTTTTCATATGATAAAAAATCAGGAGACGTTAATTCTTTACCATTACAAAAATCTGTAATGTCAACATTATTTGCAAGGGCATCAAGACCATTAAAAACTAAAGAACTTTCACCAGAAAACGTGATTAATGAAACAGGAGAACTTAATGTTGTGATGCCACGTATACCTGGAAAATATGCAAAGGGGTCATCCGATCCTGGTATGTTTTTTAAAGGTCTTATGGATAGAATTTTAAATGAAATTTATCAATCGGAAGTTACTATTGGTGGTGAAACTAAAACAGTTAAAGAGATGATTGAGTGTGGGACCGATAACTGTGACTCTCAATACCGTATAAGTGTAACCGATGCAACTATAGTATCATCGGCAAGTAATACGTGGACGAATGAGGTTTTAGATTTTACTCACAAAAATAATGGTGATAAAATTAAAGATGTTACCGAAATATCAAGTTCAGGTAAAAACCCTAAAAATCTTAAACTAGCAAGAGATAGAGCTAATAACTTAATACAGTTAGTTATGCAAGATTTAGGTAAAACCCCTGGGTTAAATTTATCATCGAATTGGGCGAATAGTATTGAAACGGAACTTAGAATTACAGATACAGGTGGTAAAGTAGATGAAGAAAGAGATAAAACACAATACCCTAATGCGGGACAGTACTCCGAAATATCAATAGGATTTATGGTTTATAAAACATCTAAAAGAACTGTTAGCGCAAGTAACCAACTTAGTGGTACAATATCACAAAGAATAATTGTACTTAGATATGTTGGTGGTAAGGCTGCTAATATTGAACTTGATTTTAATTTTGAAATGCCGACTAAGAACGAATCACTTTATTTAAGGAAAGGTATATTCCATTTAAAAAATCTATCCCCTGGTACTACTGAACGTAGAACACAGAAATTATATAATAAAAGAGATAGGGACTTTGAAAGAAATAGAAAGGCAAATAACCCAGGACGTTAATAACAAAAAACCCAACCGAAGTTGGGTTTTTTTTATTTAAGTAAGTTGTAATATTCTTTAAAATGTTTGATTCTATCAGGTAACCCGATAGTACCTCCATTCACTCTTTTAGTAACCGCAGTTACAGTGGCGTCGTCAGCGCCCTTGTCACAGATAGCCCATAGCTTATTTGAATCAAAGAAGAAAGCCGCAGACGCCAATGGATATTTAGTTGCAACTAAATCCGGATTAGCAATACAATCTTCACCGATGAATTTAGTAAAATTAGTATAGTTCGCCTTTCCGGTTAATTGGATGTAACCACGTCCTCTAAATTTAAAACCTTCTTTCGATGCTTCGTCACCATTACCCATTCTACTTGCATAAACGCGAGCGGCGATTTTTTCAGGTTGTCTAGCATACGACTCATTTAAATTACCTGGGAAGTATTTTCCAAATATTTTCTTTAAACCGTCAGCAGAATAATTTAAATTCTCAGATACTGCTTTAAAACCACCTGATTCATGACCACATTGAGCCAAAAAGTGAGCTAAACGTAGGTTGTTTGTAATATTAAACTTTTTAGCGGTATCAGGAATCTGAGCAATTACAGCATCAGGAATATGTCCCTTTAATTTTTCAATATTTAAAGCCCCACCTGAAGGGATAATAACATCTTCCTTAATCACATCAGTAACAGGTGCCGATTCACCAAACAATTTTGCCCAAGTTGCATCCCCAACGATACCATCATCCTTAAGACCATTTGCCTTTTGCCACTCTTTAACAGCCGCTTCCGTTTTAGGTCCGAATTTACCTATAGCTTCCACACCTAATTTCTCTTGGAGTTTTTTTACGTCAGCCCCTTCTGAACCATTTTTTAATAACATATGTATTAGTTTAATTAATTATGCGTTTTACACATTTAATAAATATGTCATTTATCGGGTGATTATCAAGTTACCTTTGATTTCTTTTCTTAAACCTGTTTTAGGATGACCAAAAGAGACTACCCAATTATATGAACCGTCAGGACACATTACATTATTGTATGTACCGTCCCAATATGAGGTGTGACTATAGGTCTCCCATATTATTTCACCCCATCTATTATAAATTTTCATATTGAAGTCATTAGGGTCAAATCCTGCAGTGAATACCATTCTGAAAGTTTGATTATGTTCGTCACCATTGGGTGTAAATGTATTAGGTATGTAAATTAGTTCTTCAGGACAAAGGTCTATGGTTACGTTAAAATCTTCAGGGAATGACACACAACCATTTTCCCATCTTACGACTTCAAATTCAAACATACCTTCTTCGTCCCAAGTGATATTAATTGTTGGTCCTTGTAATGTATCGCCAAAGACATACCATTCATTATAACCACCATTAGGGGAAATTGCTTCATATAAATCAATGATACTATCACCCTCACATAATTCGTGATATTCATACGAAACATTAGGTCTTCCATCGATAACAGGGGTTAACGATGGTCGTGGGTAAACTTGTACGTTTATATTTGTGTCGAATATACATCCCGATTGTGAATAAACATAATTAATATTATCGAGACCAACAAAACCATTATCAGGACAATATTGGTCATTCCAAACATTGTTACCCGATAACACACCACCTGAAGGAGTTACAGTTATCGGTAAACATCCATCATACTCACAGTAAGGACCCATAGGGTCTATTATTGGTAGTATGTTTAAAACGTCAATCGTAAATGTTTCCGTTTGACTTAAACACCCATTAATATTCTCACCATAAACTGATAGCATATTATTGTAGTTCCCACCAACAACTCCAGTCACATCTAAATTAATAGTATCATTACCTTGACCCGATGTTATATTACCATTTGTCGTTGACCAATTATATACTAGGTTAGGTATTGGACTTGATATATTAAATTGATTCGTTGTAGAATTAAAACATAATATACTTGTACCAATAATTGGATTAATAATAACAGGTTGTGGGTCTACTAATGTTGCAACGGAAGTTACTGTACATCCAGCACCGTCTGTTATTGTAAATGGGTATGAACCTTCACATAACCCCATTTGATTAAATGATGGAGGTTGACCACCATTCCAAGAGATTGTTTGAACACCAGTACCCCCTTGTGGGATTATGTCAACAATACCATCACAGTAGTTATCACACGTCGGATTTACAAGATTTATAATTGGTGGTGGTAAGTTCGGTGGTCCAGGCAATACAAATACCGTATCGGGACCTAATCCCGCACTTGCATTACAAGTCGACCATCCCGTATTACAAATAGGATAAACAAAATGACAGGTATAATTTGCACCTGCCGCTGGTGGGGTTACTGTTATGGTCGGACCGGTACCAATTGGGTTTGGATTACCAACCTGATACCATGTTAGGGTAGGGGTAACCACAGGACCACTCGGTGTCCATCTATACGCTTCGTTTTGTGTTGTCCAAGCAGTTGAGTTTCTTCCTGGCGAAGCAATACCAATAGTACCTAACGAATTATGTATACCCTGCGTTGCAGTCCCACCTTGCCATTGTAAACAAGCCGGTTTATTTTGAATGTGGTTTTCAATATAATTTGTTGATTCGTAAATTACAATATGAAATGTTCCAAAATTAGAAGTACAAGAGAACATTGGCATGTTTGTCCAACTAACAACTAACTTTCTACACGGAGCAACCCCTTGTACTTGATATCTGATTTGTCCACCTAAACCAGGGTGCCAATCTTGCCAAGGCCCCATAATACAGTTTTTAGGTACCAAAGCATTTCCTGTTGGGATTGGTTGTGATGTAAATGTTGTTGGTTGTCCTGCTGAGAATGAAATCCAACCATTTGAACCTATATAGAATTGCGTATATGTTGTCCCAAAAAAACAAAAGTTAAACCCTATTTGAAAAGGTCCCTGTTGTGAATCATCAGTCATGAATAACTGATTACCCGTATTGGTCTGATTTACGAATGGAATATTTGTAACACCGTAATTTGTTGTTTGATTGGGGTTAGGACCTCCAGGACCACACTGACTTAAGTCAGCAGTTAGGGTAGTAGACCCCACACCACAAGGTAATAATTGATTGGGTCCTAGATATGGACAATATTGAGAATAACTATAAAAAGTTATTAAAATAAAAAGATAACGTAGTAATTTCATATGATTTTTTATTAATAAATAGTAAAAATATATGATATATCAAACCACCAGGATAGTATAATTTTCAAAGGGGGTTGTTTAATTATTATTAAACCATGATATTTATTATTATGTCTAAAATATCACTGTTAAAAAATCTATCAGACTTACTTGTAGAACAAGGAGGTAAGTATGGTGAAATGATTGATCCGTCAACAGGAAAAAAGGTTGGAGATGCTATCGGGTCTTTAGATTTAACAGACCCATCAAATGTAACTAAAAGAACACCTAAAAATTTAAAATATAGTGAGACGGGTCAGTCAATAGTGGATGCTGCCGTAACCCAATTAGGTAAACCTTATAGTTGGGGTGATGAAACACCTGAAGAAGGATTTGATTGTAGTGGGTTAGTTACTTGGGCTTATAATCAGGCAGGTGTAACCATACCAAGAGGAACGGCAGAAAGTTTACGAAACCAAGCAAAGGTTGTTGATAAAAGCGAAGTTGTTCCAGGTGATATGATATTTTTTGATAATGGACCGAGTAGGGCAGGTGCTGACCACATAGGTATAGTCCACTCAATTGATGGTGAAAAAATAAATATGATACACTCAGAAAGTACCGCAACGGGAGTTAAGATAACTAACGATATTTTAAACGGTTATTATGGCGGTACGTTTATGAATTTCGGAAGAATAGAGTAAAAAAAACCTAATCTTCGGATGGGGGTTTTTATGTGGTAAAATTATAGATTAGTGTTGTATGAATATTATATTTTAGAGCATAAAAAAACCGTGACTTACGCCACGGTTCATCGCTCAGGTGATACGCCTTTATTTTAAAAAACGTAATTTATATAATGTTGAGTTTATTAATTCACAAACAGTATCAATTTGGTTTTGAATGTATGAGTCATCACAACAATCCCTTAAATCCTCAACTTTACCACAAAGATCTTGTAAATATTTAATAGTTGATTCAGTACTTTTATATCCCTCAATGTCGTAAGATTTGTATCCATTTAAAATTCCGTATTTTCCTTGGAATGATTCAACTAACCCATCAATGATATCTCCTATACCGTTGTAATACCCATTTAATGCCATGTGTTCAGGGTATGAATTTGTTTGTAAATGTAATGTATGTACTTGTGTTCTTGAATGAAGTAGTAATGACATCATTTCTGTAAATTTACCATTTCCTGATGGTTTTTTATCCATCTCTTTTTCTTCTTCTTGTTCGGAGACCAATGAAGATGAACTGAAACCTTTTTTAATTAATTCTTTTTTAGTTATCATCTTTTTATTTTTTAATATATAAATATCTTAATTATCGCTTAATTCAGGAATAATCACTTCTTCAACAAAATAATCAACCTCATCTTCTAAATTACCAAGTTCACTATTTAGATATCTATGTGATTTTGGTTCGAATTTAGATGAAATCTGCATGTTATCATAAGTTTCGTAATCACCAGTATCCTCAACAAAGTCTAAAAGAGCTAAAGAACCATCTTTTTCAGCAACAATACAACCAACCCATTCAGTATCATTCCATTTAACCACACCGAAGTATAATTCTACATCATTTTCTATCTCTTCATAGTCAAATTGGAAAGTAAACTCACTACCATCTTGTAATGTACGGGTCCATTTTTCACCTGTTTTACCCTCAAAATCGGTGTTTTTAGGGGTGTTTTGGGGGGTAAATTCACCCTTTTTACCACTATTTAACCATTCAGAATACGATTTTAGGGTCATTTTTTCCTCATTTTCAAGGTTTTCGTACCCAATTTCGTTCATTTTATCCAAAATTTGGTCTATTTCTTGGGTATTTTCAACCAAAAAACGGTATTGTGACTCTGTAATTATGATTTTCATACTAATAAATAGTCTTTTTTGTTGGTTTTTACTGTAAAAATGAGTATTTTAGCTTAAATGTTAGTAGAAAAACTCAAAAATATCCCAAAAAGTAGTGGTTGTTACCTTTTTAAAGACAAAAAAGGTCAAATTATCTATGTTGGTAAGTCAAAATACCTCCCAAATAGGGTAAAATCGTACTTTTCTAACAAAAATCACTCAACAAAGACCAAAATATTGGTAGAAAACGTTGTAGATGTTGATTTTTTGACCACTTTAGACGAAAATTCAGCATTAATTCTTGAAAATGACCTTATTAAGACCCATAATCCTAAATTTAACATCAAATTAAAGGACGATCGGTCAAAAAAATGGTATTTAACCCTTACAAATGACAATTTTCCTCGTTTAGTGGTAAAAAATGACACAACTTTAGACTCTGAACCATTAATTGAGGTACCAAGTAGTAGTTTATGTCATGAAATGTATGATTTATTACACGATATATTCAATTTACGGTCCTGTTCTTATGAATTAACCCCCGAAAACATTGAAAATGATAAGTTTAAGGTCTGTTTAGAGTATCATATGGGTAGGTGTGATGCTCCTTGTGTGTCAAATATTAACAAATTTATCTATCGTGAGGTTATATCTGACCTAAAACAGGTAATTTTATTCAATTTTGACCAACTTAGGGGTAAATTAACCCGTAAAATGAACGCATTTAGTAAAAATATGGAGTTTGAACAGGCAAATACCATTAAATTTAGGTTAAATGCTCTTGATAAGTATGAAAAATGTGTAGAATCGTCAAGAATTGGTGGTTATTTAGTGATTGCGGACGAGTTTAAGACCACTTATGGGTTAAAAAACACCCCAATTGACATAGAAATGTACGATAATTCACATATTATGGGTGATTGTCAGGTATCTGCCCTTGTTAGGTACACAAATGGTAAGAAAAACACATCAGAATACCGTAAATTTAACATTAAAACGGTAGATGGTCCTGACGATTATGCGTCTTTTGATGAGGTTTTACGTAGAAGGTTTACAAGATTATTAAAAGAACGTAAAAAACTACCTGATATGGTAGTGATTGATGGCGGTAAAGGACAATTAGGGGTAGTAAAGAAGGTTTTTGAGGAACTTTCACTACTTAATAGGGTAGATTTGTTATCAATTGGTAAAAATTCGTCTCACAAGTCAGATATTATCCATTTTTGTGACGGAAATAGTGTAAAATTTGAAAAATCTAAGTTTTTTAACCTACTTGGGTCTATTCAAGACGAGGTTCACAGGTTTGTTATTACATTTCACCGTAAAAAACGTTCAAAATCAATGTTTTTATAATAAAAAACCCCATATGATTAATTCAAATGGGGTTTCAGTTAGATTTATTGATGTATTAGTCTTCAGGAAAGATACTACTTTTAACTCTGACACCTTTTGGTAATTCAAAATCAGTTCTTCTTGTTCTTTCTTGTCTTTTATATCTTTCAACAGGGAATTCACTATTTAATTTGTTTAATTCAACAATATAGTCTGTCCCATGTTCATTTATTCTATTAATTACGTCATCAACCAACTCAGTTCTTTCAGATGCTGATATTCCGGTTACGAAATCTTCATTTTCATTAACAATATTTTTAACAATTCTGTTAATTTCCGTTTCTGTGATTCTTTTTATCATTTTTTTCATTTTTATAATCCTAAATCCGATAAATCGATGTCGTCATAATTATCATCATCTTCATCTGGTAATGCTTCTTTGTAAGCTTGTTTTTTTAAGTCATTTATGATACCATCAACCAATCTTTCAATGAATTGTCTACCTTTAGGGTCATCATTCATTATTAATTGTGCAATTTTAAAGAATTCTTTAGCGTCAAGTGCCGAAAATCGCATAAACAAGTAGTGTTGGATGTGTTTTTTATCTTCATCAAACAATTCCATAGGATAGGTAGACGTAAACTTCTCCCAAAAGATAGGACCAAGTCTTGAATCCCATATTTCCGCTGGTAATGTATCTTCAGCATTTAAAATCATCTCTTGTTGTTTTGGATCATCAGGTAAACCGTGAGTTCCAAAGATTTCATACACACCTTTAACTAATTCGTGAACCAATAATGGGAATGTTACCGCCTTTGCCTTAACTGTTGGTGGGTCTGTTTCTTCATCAACCTCTGATTGACCCATTTGACCACCGCCACCACCGGCCATACCTTCCATATCAGGGAAAATCCAATAAGCATGTTCCATTAATGCTTGTGATACACCATAAAGATTTAATAATCTTGGGTCCATATCGTTAAGTTCGTTAGAAACTAAAACATACATATGTCCTCCCTTAAACGCGGCCCCTTGGATGAGTGAATTAATGAATCTTCTTTTAGATCTTTCTAAATTAAAAGTTTCCATGTCACCCATAAACTCCTCAACTTCTTCTTCTGATGGTAATTCAGGTTCAGATTGCATCCCTTCGGCAGCACCCATCGGTTGCATTACAAGTTCAGCTTTGAATTGCATCGCACCTTCAGGAATACCCATCTCTTCTTGAACAAGTTTAATCGCTAGTTGCTCCAATTCTTCTTTGTGTCTCATTTGAATACCGACAATTTGTTGCATAGACTGCATAACAGTCATCATCAATTGCATAAGTGGGTTACCCCCTTGAATAACTTGTGTGTTACCCATGTATCTTCTTACTTTCTCTACTGAATCTTTAAATCTTTTAGATGAAATCAATTCAATAAAGTCTCTATCCATTTTTGGGATAGCAGGGAAGTTATGGTAAGGAGTTTCTTTACCTGTGATTTTTCTTTCGATACCCGGTTCCATTCTTTCAGGTCCTTCATAATCTATAGGAGCTTCATTAAGTTTGGAATTAATGGTTGCCAATCTGTCCATCTCATTATCTGACAGACCTTCAAGAACAAGTTTTGCTCTTAATAGATTTTTTTCTTCTAATAGATGTTTTTTCATTATTCCTCTCCCATTTCAATTCCTAATTCATCAAAAGATAACCAATTAGGTAATCCACTTTCATCCTCAGCTTTAGGGTTCTTCTTAGGTCCTGGTTTTGGACTATAAGGTGTACCAGGTTTTTTAGGTTTTGTTGGTGTATCGACATCAGGTCTTACTTGTGGTTTTATAGTGGTATCACCAAATTCCACATCATCCATATCCTCAATGTCTAATACGTCCATATCTGCATCCGTATTTAAGTCTATCATATCCATGTCTTCTTCGACAGGTCTATTCTCTTGTTCTGAAATAACTTTCCCAGCCTTATAACCAAAAAGGTACTTCATTTCTTGTAATTCTTGTTTAATCTTGTTGTCCATAATAATTTATTTAATAAATATCTGTTTATAATTTTAAATCATCAAGAGATGTCAAATCATTAGACACCCCATCTATCTTTGATAACGTTTCAATACTATCTTTAATGTAATTTGTTTTAGGGTCCTTAGATGCTTTCAACACAACCACAGTAGGGTAGGTATCAATATTCAAAGGTTCCGATGCCGCCATATAATGGTCTTCGTTACTTCTATCAACTTGGTAATATAATGGTAAGTATTTGGACGAATTTAATACATCAACGTTATTCTTTGATGAGTTTAATTTGTTTAACGTTTCTTTGGTGTTGTCATCACTATTTAAACCTACTAATAAAAATATATTTCTATCAAAATCCCAAGACCTTTGTAATGCCTCCTTAAAAGGGATATCTTCAAATTCAATTTTACTTTCAGTTTCTGGTGTGATTTCGTTATTCGACATCATCAAATCTAAAATAAATTTTTCAAATCCTTCTTTAGTAATTTTAACAACAACATAATTATTGTTCATAATATTTTTATTACAAACTATTTCATAATCCAATTTATTTTTAATATCAGCAACTGCGTCCGTAATTTCTTCAAGATTGGCATTTACATCTTCATTAGTTTTAAAGTATTCTAAAACTGCGGACTGTAATGCCATAATTACCGGTTTGGATAATGTCAAATTGTTAGGGTCCCACGATGAAACATCCATAGGTCCTTCTCCATATCCATAATATTCGTCTTCGGTAGATTTAAAATCCCCACATGGGTTAAGTTCAGATGAGGTTGGTTTATTAATAACTTCATCTTTAGGTGTTAACACCAAATCTCCCACATTGGTTTCAACGTTAAGTTTAATTGTTTTTAATTTTTTTTCTAATTTCTTAAAAGACCCAAATTCAGGAATAGTAATTAAAATGTTTGATGTAACATTTAAATTTCCAAATTTAAATTTACCTTCCGAATCTGTTTTTGTGGTATTTTGTTCCTTCACTAAATACCCGTTCTCTATTGTTGATAGTATAACCTCAACATCCTCTACAGGGGTTTTACTCTCACTATAATTAAGGATATCCGCAGACATAACATAATCAGAAACCACCTTACCAACAATTGACGTTGTGGTTTCCTCATTAATTAAACCATACAAAGATAAAATTCTTTGTTTATCATTTTCCGTTATAATAAATTGTCTACCCATTTCTATTTAATCAGTTGTATATCATCTATGTTATCTTCATTTACTTCACTGTCATAGATATCTTCACCAATAATTCTACCATCCCAATAATCATATTCACCAGTATTTCTCATACTATAAATGATGTTTTCCGTTAATGGTATATATGATGAAATTTCATTAAGATATTTAGTGGTTTTATAAATTACCATATCTTCTGAATGTATAACATTATATTTTTTTAATTCAGGTTTAACAAGTCTAACATCCATATTAGAATAATCAGGATTATCTAAATATAATGAAATAAAAAATCCCCATTCTTCAGATCCCGCATTATCAATACCAAAGTATTTTAAAATATCGTTAATAATTTCAACAACATCACCTTCATAAAGATCATAACTATCTAAGTCTATTTCAATATCATTCTCTTCAAATCTTTCATGCATAGATGTTAATACCATTCTTAACACCCCATCTGATAAATTATTAAACAACATTTTTAAAGACTTTATTTATAAATACTTCGTTAAACTAAATCTTTATCCACCAAATAATATTGGTACCCTAACGAATAATACATAAAGCTTCCCTTTGATTTTAAAATTCGATTGATTCTTTCTTTTTCAGATACTTTCACACCCACAATGGTTTTACCTTGAGGTAATTTTCTACCCTGATGAGTATTTAAAACGTCTTGAACTGGGTCCAAATAATACTTAAGGTTTTTTATTAAGGTTTTTTTATCTCCAATAACACCAATTCCGTATTTTTTACACAAAGATTTGATTTCGGGTAATTCTAATGTTTCTATTTTTTTCATTTTGTAAAGATAATAAAAAATATTATTTAAACAAAGAGGATTTAGTTCTTATCATATCGTCAACAGCCAATTGAGCATCTTTTTGGTTAGTATAAATTTTAGTAATCGATTCAAATTTTGGGTCTTGGAATATCTCGGCCTCTCTAGCATCCTTAGGTATTGTTACACCTTTAGACTTCCAAGTATATTTAATTTTATATTTACCAAATCCTTCAGGTGTTACTTGAAATTCAGGTAATTGATTTTCTTCCTCTTCTTTCAATGAGAATTTTTGATTAAGGTATCTTTCTTCAGCAATTAAATTAGTACTTTGAATTGTTTGTTGTTTTCTACTCCACATAGTTTTTTTTAATAAATAGTTTTACTATATAAATAATAATGATTAAAATTAAAAAAACAAAAATGATGAAGAAAGTATTAAACAACAGTACCGTGACTGTTAACTACACGGGGAAATTAGAAGATGGGACAATTTTTGACACATCAATGGTTGAAGGTCGTGAACCACTTAACGCAAAATTAGGAGAAGGTCAACTTATTAAAGGTTTTGAAGACGGTCTATTGGATATGGCTGAAGGAGAAACAAAAACAATTGAAATCGAATGTGGAGAAGCGTACGGTGAGTATATTGAAGATGTGATTCAAGAAGTTCCTAAAGACCAAATGCCAGGTGAAGTTGAGGTTGGTATGCAAATTCAAGCACAAACTGAGATGGGTCCTATTATTTTTACCGTTAAAGAAGTAAAAGAGGATAGTGTTGTTTTAGACCCTAACCACGCATTAGCAGGTAAAAAACTTATCTTCGATTTAGAAGTAGTTTCTATCGACTAAAAAAAACAAACCCCCATTGGTAGCGACACTGATGGGGGTTTTATATAGCCGTTGCTATATCGGTCCTAAGCCGACCTTTTGTTATTTTTCAATAACAGTATTTTGTATTTCCTCAACTAGTTTATCGGATAGATAAACGTCTCTCATACTACTACGTGTATAATCACCCGTATGGTAATATCCTAAAAGATCATCAATTTCTTCATTAACCTTTCTAAGAATATAACTATCTTTTTTGAACCAATATTCTAATCTTTCTTTCATCGTCCCCTCAAGTTTATTTTGATAAAAGATATCAAGGACAATTGATAAGTATTTTTTTAGTGTGTCTGAGACATCTAAAATCGTTATATCATAAAATGCATAATCATAATACTCACCGACTGAAATCATTTTTCTTATCCCAACAATTTCAAATGAAAAAGTTAATGTATGGTTTTCTACCGAATCAGGATATAAACCAACTTGAGTTTCAAATTCTTGATTCTCCAAACTTTTATTAATTTTTTTTATTTCTTCTTCAGTAAACATTATAATTCGTAATAGTATAGGTCTCGAATATCATTACCACGTAATCTTTTATATTCTAATTTATTCATTAATTTTTGTGAACCAACATTATCTCTTCTAACAATATTTGTTATATAACTATATCCTGATTCCCAAGCAATTTTGTGACACTCTAATTTTAATTTTTCTCCCCACCCTTGTTTTTGAAAATCCTCAAATACTTTTAAACCAAATTGGTAAACCGTATTTTCATTATTAAAAAATTTAGGTTTGTTACCCAATAATTCTACGTACGATTCCGATCTTTCTTTTCCATAATCTAATGTAGTCATGTTTGTTTCACCAATAAAACTATCATTTAAATTTAATATCATAATACACAAACCATCATGTGATTGAATATCACCGATACATTGTATTATGTAATCTCTTCTCATCCGTACGTCATTTCATTACCAAGCCCATGGATAATCATCCATTTTACCCTCACTTTCAAAAATATAATAGTCGTCCATCTCTATTCTATACTTTTGATATAAAGAATATTCAGTTTCAGTTTTACCATAAAAATGTCTGATGATAATCCCTGAGTGGTCAAGTCCCCTTTGGATTTTTTCATAATCATCAAGATCCATTACTTCATTCAGTTCTATTTCAGGAGTATCACTTTTTTTAACGTAGGCAACCAACAGTATTTCTTCATCGTATGCCAACTCATTACCCTCAACTTCACCCCTACCACGACAAGTTTGACACTCAAAATCACCGTCACCATCACAAGCACCACATGTTACTCGACCATCCCCATTACATGAATAGCAAGATTCTTCCCCTGAACCGTCACATCTGTAACATGTTTCACCATCAGATTCTTCACCACTACCATCACAACTAGAACACTCTAACTGACCCGTACCTTCACATTCATCACATTCAACATCACCATCCCCCTGACAACTATCGCAATCCTCCCTACCGTGACCACTACAATCATCACAAGACTCTTCTTCATATTCAGGTTCATTATAAACCTTTAACTCATAATACCTTAAATTATTAATGATGTTTTTAACTTCAATCTCACTAAAATCTTTAAGTAAATAATAAGTAGCGTATGCTACTTTTACTTTATCACCATTACTTAATTTAGATAAAAATAATGTTACCATATCATCTTTTTTTAAAATGATAATAAAAGTAGTGATATTATGGGTGTGGTAATCTTCCCCCTCTAAAAAAGTTTTTAGTCTTTGTGCGTACGTTATTATTTTTTCTATTTGTAACATATTTTAATAAATAGTTTATAAACTAAAAAACCCCACCGATAGGGTGGGGGTTCAATTATATTTTACAATATTAATAAATTTTATTAACTACTCTTAATTTTTGTCCCACATTTAAGTAACTATTAGTCAATCCATTTAACTTTTGGATGTCCGTAATAGTAACTCCGAATGCTTTAGCGATTAATAACATTTCATCTCCACTTTTCACTGTGTAATATCCTGTCTTTTTACCTTTCGCTATTTCCTCAGGTGTTGGCTTTCTTCTGGTGTTTTGTTCACTTATAACATTTTTAACCAAATCGATTAATTCTGTTTCTGTCAATCTAATAATGTTTTCCATAATAATTTTTTAAATAAATATATTAAGAAAGTGATTTCTTATATTCTGCAATTAGAATATTATTTTTTTCAATCATCCTAAGAGTTTTCAAAATACTTTTTCTACTCTTTTTCTTTTTTCCTTCTTTTTTTGCGTTTGCCATGGTTAATTGGTTTACTTATAAATATACCATCTAACCATAAAAAAAATTATAATTTAGATAACCTATTCATGATATCCCTAACCTTAGATTCTATCACTCTAATTCTTTGTAATTGTTCCATATTTAATTCGAAACTCTCACCTTTAATTGCATTAATTTGATTGGATAGTTTTGTATGTTCAAACATTAGTTGATTATACACTTGGGCTTTTTGTTCATTTGTCATAATATAATATAGGTTTTTTATTTAAAAAGAAAACCCCACCGATAAGGTAGGGTTTCACTTTTATTTTTTTTATGCTTAGCAATTAGCGTCGGAGATTTTCATATCTTCTAATATACCATTAATCACTTTTAACACTTCAGCCGATAACATACCATTAGCCAAATCTAACAACATTTGGTTCATATCAACAATACCTGCTGTGATATAGTTAATGTCCATACCAAGAGCATAAACTAATTGTGTTAGTGCGTTTGAATCGTAGATATTAGTCGGAATCTGAATTGTTAAAGAGTCCAATTGTAAATAATATCCTGATTTATCTGTACCATCACAAACAACAGTTAAAGTACCTTTACCTGTACCTTTAACACCTGAAGCAACAACAGGAAGGTCTCCCTCAACAGCAGGAATTGGATCTTGCCATAATTTATAATGGGAATTAGCAATTACTTGAGGAATATTTAAATCCATGGTAACACTAAACACGTTTGTTTGATTTTCTTTAGCAACAACATCATAAACGTTAGTCACTTGAATGGTACCAACACCTTTAATATTTAATAATCTAAATGAATATCCACCTGTTATTGTTAAATAACCACAAGCGTCAACACATCCATTATACATTGAGTCGGCACCTGCTTTACAATCAGATGACATCTTGTTACAACTATCCGTACAACTTTGGTAAGGGAAAGCCGAATTACATCCTGACTTACAAGATGAAGAAGCAGAATCACATCCTTTAGAACAGCAACCTCCACAAGTCCAGTCAACGGTAGAACATGCACCTTTACAAGCTTGTCTTGTCACATCACAAGCACTAATACATCCGTCATAACCCACTTTAACCGCATCACATCCGGTATTACAAGTTTGTCTAGTTGCATCACAAACTCCGTAAGCAGCATCTTTAGTTGCCTTACAAGCTTGGATACAGGCGTCGTTTAATGTTTGTTCTTCATAACTGTCATGTACGTAAACCTCATCACAAAATTCAATGTCATTAATGACAGAAGTTTTATCACAACTTGAAGAAACTTTAAACTCTAAGCTTTGAATTGTGTCGGATTGAATAATGGTATTCAGGGCCGTTAAGATTTTACCTTCTAACGATTCAGGGGTAGGGGCAACATAACCCTTTTTACCAAATAGTTTTTTAAATAATTTTTTTAATAGCTTTTTCATAGTATATATTTTTTATTATAAATATGTCGATTAATCGAACTTAAACTTGGTATCATAATAAGTCGCAACCCAATCGGCGTTTAGTAGTGGGTATTTAGTTATTATAGAATCCAGTTCTTGATACATATTCTCACTTTCCCAATAAGTTTCAACACCTTGTAAAAACTCATCATAATATCCAACCACCTCTTTAATATCCGCAACTTCACCATCGCACGTTGCCTTGGTTGGTTTAAAAATATTATTTATTGAAAACATATCAGGTTCCCAATTGGTGGTGATATCAAGATTCTTACCATATATCCTGTAATCAACAGGACCTTCACTACTTTGGATTTGAAAATATATAAACGGTAAATCATCGAAGACCTTTTTAGTTTCCTTTAAAAATTTACTATTTAAAATTAACCCTTCTTTAACATCGTCATCAAATTCAATAAAAAAACCTTCATTGACGTACTCCCCAAAAGAATCAACAATATCGTTTAATTCGTCAGCAACTATAGTAGTGAAATATGGTATTTTATTTGGATTAAATATATCAAAATACATCACATTTTGTTCTTCATCTTTTTTAAATCTTTTACCAATTGAGGTTAAGGTTATTTTTAAACCATGGAGGTCTATTACGTCACCTGCGAATAGTTTAAATAACTTATATATTTTTTCTTGTTCCATTTATTATAAATATAATAGAAATAAAAATCCCCACTGATGAGGTGGGGATTAAACTATTTAAATGATTTAGCATCAGAGAAGGAATCAGGATTAATAAACTCGGACTCCAAATAGTCGATGACATCCCTTAGTGCCTTTGCCTGATTTTTAGGACCATCTTCAACCCTAATAGATAAGGCAACTCCTCCGACCAGCACAGAACGAATCATATCAGTATCCAAAGAGTTAGGGGCAGAAATATCAAATACATAATTATTATCCCCTTCGATAGTTACCTCAACTGTGACCTTTAGTTTATTCTCTTCCATAATTTAATTATTCTCCGTCAAAGATAATTCCCATTTCTTCGTTGTTGGTTTTATCTCTACGAATATCGCTCGCCATTAATTCTTCCTCCAAGTTCTCATACCATTCTCCGTTAACCGCTTTCATCTCGTAAGCGTTAGATCGTATATATTCTTTCATTTCCTCTTCACTCATTCCTTCTAACTCAGGATAGTTATCGGTATCAACCTCAACTGGTTCTCTACAGATCCAACTACAATAGGACTCCGTCCCGTAAACATTAATTTTCGCCATAATATATTTTTTTTATTTAATAATAGAAAATAAAAAACCCCCAATCAATAGAGAGGGGGTCAAATATTTTGTATGTGGTATTTTTTATTTAATTTTTGTTCTACTTACGTTAGAAATTAACCCACCCGCAACTGTCGCAGTACCTGCAGCCATTGCCAATGCCATTTCTAAAATATCTTCAGCACCAAGACCACCCGCCATTGGGATTGCCATAATTGCTCCCGCAAGTGCTCCAAGACCTAAAGTAGTCAACTTTCTTCTCCAATACTCGTTTTTAGAAATTTCTTTTGGTTGAGCGTCAGTATAATCTTTGTATTCGTAATCTTCATTCAAACTACCATCAAGTTCTTGACCCAACTCATTAGCCAATTCTGGATTATTTTCAAAAAATCTAACAATTCTTTGAAAGTGTTTATCGTTTGCTATTTCTTGAGGGATTTCCATTTTAGAAAAATCCGTCTCATCTTCCATTTCTCGTGAATCATCAACCCATTGGTCTTCATCTTCTTTGATTAGAGTTTCTACCAAGTTTATTAACTCACTTTCTGTTAGTCTAATTAATCTTTCCATAGTAATTTTTTTTATTTTATAAATATTATATATTTTTATTTATTCTGCAAGTGACATGAAATAATCTTTCATTTTAGAATAGTAATTAGTCTCGACATACCTTTGGATTTGGTTTCTCAATGTGACCTTTTCATCGTTATCTAAAAATGATTCATTATTAATAATGGTGGAGGCCAATTTATAAGCAACAATTTGTTTAAAATCGGCAAAGTTTCTTTTATCCAATGGAAAACTTTGTTCCCCTTGAATAAATTTATAAACAGAATCCATAATAGGTTCAACCATAGAATCAATTTGGGATGATCTACGAATTAAACGATATTGATTTTCTGTAATTATAATTTTCATATATTATCCTCCTCATTAAAATACATGTCAATAATATCAGAAAAAGTTAAACCCATTACATCAATACCGAGTTCTTCAATTATTTCATTATCAACATAATCAAATCCTTCTTCATCAATAAACCACTCAAATTCACCTCTGTCTTGATAAAGGAATTTCTTACCATTGATATTAACAAGATACATCGGACCCCAATGGTTCAAAAACCTTCTAATCGATTCAGGACCAATACCCTCGTCAAATGACATTGGGACATCATACGATGAGGTTATTTGTTCAATACCATTTGTAAAATCAATATTAAGTTCGTCTTTTAAAAACCTTTTGCTTTTTTCCTTTGGTGATACATTTTCAGAAATACGGTTTGTTCGTCTTTCCCACCATTCTTTATATTCTTCATAAAAATGATTTTTAACGAACTGAATAATTTGGTTTCTAAGAGTAACATATGAATCTTGATCCATCTTTGTTCTATCTATCATATCAACAGCAATGTCCCAACACAATCCTTGAAAGAAGCTTTCAAAAGTATCAAATGCAGTAATATTATGTACCAACAAGTAGTTATCAAAAAGTTCCTTGATTCTTCCGTATCTTCTAAGAATGGCGTTTTGTGATTCCGTTATAATTACTCTCATATAAATAAATATATCTTACGTTATCTTTTCATCATGCCCATAGAAAGTAACATATATTGAGAATGGGATTAAATCAAAATACTCACTAATAATTATTTCTTCCAATTCAGACATATACCACGTATTTGAACTATATTCATCCAATCTCCAATTGGAATAAAAATCTTCACCGTTTCTTGTGATAGAAGAAATGATTACTTGGATGTCACCAACAGCTCCCGTACCTTCACCAACAACAGCTCCAACCTTCATTGTATAACGGAACACATATTCGTCATCAACATACATTTCAGAATTTACATCATCAAAATATAATTCCTCGTCAATGATGGTCGACTCATATTGTTTATTTTCAAATAATCCTTTAAGTAGGTCCTTAAGTTTTTGGTTCGTTCTCATGTAAAATAAATATACAAATAAACCAAACAAAAAACAAGGAGGGGGCGGGGGGGAGGTTCGGTGTAAAAAAATTTTTCCAGAAAATACACCTCACCATAAACAAAAAACCCCATCCGTTAAGATGAGGTTTCAAATATTTTTACATTTAGTATTAATCTTTCAATCTATAATCTCTAAAACGAGATACCGCATCACGTTTTACTCTTCTATCTGATGTCATTTCATCGGCAATGTTTCTTAAAATACTAACGGCTTCTTCGTGACTTGCATTAGAGTTTCTTATAACGTCCATAATATCGGAGTATAAAGTATTATCTTCCATCTCCTCACTAACAATACGGTTAACAAGATTTGTTAATTCTGATTCGGTTAATTTAATTACTTTTTTCATAATATTATTTTTTATATATAAATACTACAACAATTAAAAGTAATCGTACCCTCTAGACATTTCTCTTCTTCTACTGTCCGACATAAAATATTGTCTCCAACATTCAAAAGAAGGGATGTCCGTCAGGTTCATCGAAAAATCATTACAACGAAAAAAAGATATTAAAAGATGTTTATTAATATCAGGAATATATGAATTAATATCATAATATAATCTCTCACCGCTAATATATTCCTGACAATGTGGGGTTCGATACGAAGGTTCAAACGTATTAGGATTATAAACGGGGGAGGCAATCATATCAAATACAATAAGTTCCATATATGTATGACCATACCAATCAGGTCTACGTTCTTTAGGATCTCTATTTCTAATATGAATATCAAATTTTAAACCAGGGTACATCATTTCAATAAACTCCCCCAACATTTTTAAATACTTTGTATGGATGAGGTATCTTAATTCAGATTCCTCACGAATAGACTTATATTCGTTGTATGTGGAATATGTCTGAGGGAACGTATAATCTTCGGGACGTATTTTATTAAGGTCCATATTAAATAGGGAATTTAAATATTTCTAAATTGGATGATTTGCCGTTGCTATCAAGATGGTCATAGACCTCAAGAGGTTTCCCCTTATATAAAATCTCATCAATAACTTGCCAATAATTATCAGAGGGGGTTTCAATTATTCCAACAGTATATTTGAAATCATCAATATTTGGGATATCCTCAGTTTCAAATACATATGAACAGATTCCACCTTTATTCTCATCAACACTAAAATATACATCAGAATCTTTCGTTGGAAATACATTATATTCGTTGGTATTCTCATTTGCTTTGATGTCATCAATACTGAACCTTAAAACGGTATCCTCTCCACCTTCACCAATTAATTCAAAGTGAGTATATCCGTTATCCAATGATTTGTTGATATGTAATAAATCTCCATCCCACATATCAAAGTCCATATTGTCCTCAATCTCAAATCTTATCTCAGATAACTCATCAACCTCACGTTCTTTCATAAGGTTTTCAATTTGTTCTGTCTCTTCTTTGGTGATGGATTTACCGATGAATTCAGCTGACCATCCATAAGTGTTTAATGTATATTTCATTTTTATTTTTTTGATAAGTAATCATTTAACGCCAATAGTCCATATACAATTATAAAGCAAATAATTAATAGTGGATTTCCCATAGTAGAGTAAAGATAAAAAATAAGTTAGATTTTGTCAAACAAAAAACCCCATTCGTTGGGGGTAATCTATTTAAGTCGGGATTTATTAATCCTTAATAAGAACTTTTCAGCTTCCTCTACATGAATATCCTCCAAGTAGTCTTCCAATTCTTCGGTGTCCCCAATATAAGACATAATAGGTATTGTTGTTTCCATTGGTAGAGTCATAAACTTAAATTCAAGTTCCCCATCTTCATCAATCTCCCAATAACAATTAGATGTTCCAGCAAGAGGAGTCATATCATCATCGTAGTTCTTTGGAAAGAATGTGACATAGGTTTGAAATTGATTATCTCCACGATATGTGGAACCCTCCCCTTCAATATCATAGTACTTGGAAATAAGTCTAACCGACTTATTGGTCTCTTCTTTTAAAATATGTTTGATGAGGTTTTTCATATAAGAATAAATACCCCAATTTTCCTAAAATTTTTCTGGAATTTTTTTTTCGTATATAGGGGGTATTCCGATTTTTAAAGATTTTTTCCCAAAATATTTTTTAAGACCATATTACCTTTTTTAAAACTTATACTCTGCAAGGGGGATTGACCCCCTTTTTGACCCTGTCAAAGTGTCATATAAGAGGGGGGATACGGGGGAGGGGGCCCCCAATATATGAGGAGGAGGGGGTATGCCAAAGTATAGGTCCCCCTATGTAGGGAACCATAAGTTATCCACAACAATTGTTTGTAACTATATCTGAAATAAATGTGGGGGATTGTTTTGTGGTGTCGATTATTATCCGTACCTTTATGGTGTAACCTTTTTAATCGAGGGGGACCGAGTAGACTCCACCCTGCCTTATATTTTTTTATATAGGCATAAAAAAATTCCCCTCCTTCTACAGGGGGAATCACAAAGAATGTATGTTGAACAAATTCATCTTGAACTTTACGGACCGACTTGGTTCCTGAACAACTAACTCCCTACTGTGGGGGGAACGAATTCATAATATAAATATACGATTAATTTAAAAAAACTAAATGGTTTGTTTGGTAGTGTCAATTACATTCACTATCTTTGTATGGACAATGTGAGAGAGATGTCGGGCTGGGGGAACAACACCCCTTGGAGTGTAGACTCCAACCTGTCTTATTAAAAAAAATAAAGGTCCCCATTATTTGTGAGGGAAGGTCTTGTCAGTCTCAGATATTCTTCTTATACTTGTACATATGAAAACTATCCTACTAATCAATCTTATCATCGGGTATGTAACACTCTTTGGTGTTCTACTCATTGGGGGTTCCATGATGACCCTTAACTATTTCCCCACTTCTAAAGTGTCTTCTTTCATTCGTCGTCATTTGATTACTGATGAAGACATTGAACCTATGGACTAAGAATAGAAAGTATCCATCTTATCTATTGCCAAGTTAATGATTGATGTTCTTACTTGGTGGTAATCCTCTTCAGATAAATTATAGTACTGATTTAAAAACTGTAACACATCCCCCATGTTAGCATCGACAATTACATATTGTCTTTTATTAACAATGGGTTTCTTTGACCATCCCCTCTTTGAGAATTCAAAATAGACAACTCCGTCATCGGTCAATCCTTCGTTATGTTTGAATATACATTTCATCCCCATACTGTCCTCAGTGATCGTTGGGGTATAATGTTTTGTTATAAAATTAATCATTGGGTCCATATGTACATTAATGTTAATAAATATTAACCTATTTGTGAATAACAAATTGGGGATGACATACTGTCAGGGGGGATTGTTGATAACTATTTTTACCATTTTGCTTGATTTTGTCAAAATGTCAGTCAGCGAACGCTCACGGCACAATCCCTTTTACCACTTTCTACCACATGGTCTTACCACTAATTACCACCCCTTTTTACCGCTGGTCATATCAGGAGGGTAAAAAATCCCCCCTAGTGGTGGTGATAGAAGGGTTTTTTTATATATAGACGTTTTCCAGCTAAAAAATGTCCCTATGATGTAGTAGCCGCGGAGACGAAGTCCTATAGTTCTTCCAACGTATAGGGAACCGAAAATATCCCCTTCAACGTGTCATTAAGTCATGTCCCCAACGATAGATAACAACCATAAAGACCACCATATTAGTGGTAGAAAGTGGTAGTTATTATTCATATCAGATATATCAGGTTTCACCTGACAATAATGATATAAGATAAAACTATCATCAGTAAAGAACTTATATAACTTACCATATAATCATACCATACTGTTCATTATTTTCTATTGTTCAGTGTCACTGAACATACCCTTTTAGTGAACACCATATACATGATAAAATAAAGTTACTATAAAGGTCACCATAATGTTACGTTCATATATGGGGGACCCATTGTAAATGGGGGAAATGATTTATATGATAATAATCATATAAACGAAAATATATGACAATAATCATATATTATCTTAACGTAATATACATTACTGTAATGACCATTACAATAAGGTTTAAGATATGTCCTAATAATTACCACATATATTATATAGAAATGTAAACGGTAGAACTATATCGTCTATATAACCGATAACTTATAATATCGTTTAATTAACCGATAATAATACAATACATTTATGAACGAAAAAGGAGACCCGTATGGAGTCTCCCTTTGTAGTGAGTGAATGGAATGTATTAATATCGTGATACATTAATATTAATCAAGTAATTAATAGTCCCTTCAGGAATGTATCTATTAATTACGTTATCTACCTCCGCTTTAATTAAATTTCTAACTATTTCGTTATCGTATCTAAGGTCTTTAATACTAAACACGATGAAATAAGTCTCATTCATAAAACTAACCGTTAATGGGATATTTAATTCCTGTAAAATTAAATCAATATATTCAGTTAGGTCTTTCATCTTTACAATTGATTTGTATTGTCTAAATAACCCATAGGATTATAATCTACCACATAACTTGAAATCCCCTCTAAATCTATTTCTGACGATACAGTAAAAGTCACATTAATAGTTTGGTATTCGATCGGTATGTTAATACGGTTAACACTAACTTTAAACATAGTCTCAGGTAGATATGTTGCTAACATCGCTTCTGTTTTAGTAACCAAGCTTTTTATTAAGAAATCACCAAAACGATATAGATTTACATTATTTCCGTAGTCATATACAATATCCACATAATATACATTATCCACATATTTTACTTCACACGGGTTTTTTATCCCATCAAGGAGTGATTCTACATATTTAGTTAGATCTTTCATAATGCTAATATATAAAAAATCCCCCATTCTACAATGGAGGATTCTAATTACTTTATGTGAAATATATTATTCGTTAATATACTTTATCTCTTTAGATCCATCACTGTATGTGTAGATTAACATCTTGTTTGGTTGTATCTTAACTTCTCTACCCATTAAATCTGAAACACGAATAAGTTGTTTACTGTTACCTGATAGTTCGTCAATCCCTACGAATCCTACATACTCATTCTGATTTAAAACGATAGTCTTATAGTTCATTGTTTTATTATAACAATATACAACTAATTGGAAGTTATAACATCCTGTTGAGTCTATCATTGGGTAGTTCACCATATATGTTTGGTATGTACCTGTTGTATCAATAACATAC